AATATAAATATAGATATATCAAAAGTAATGATACCACAGGAAATAAGGGAAGTTTTAGAAAACAAATATTCGCAATATAATATTATAAAGCTTGTAGATATACTCTTATTAAGATTTTACAACACAAATGCGAAAACTTGTCTGAAAATTATTTGGGATATTTACGGAGAATATATATATAATAATGTCCAAAAAAATACGGGAAAAATGCCAAAATATAATCCGATTTTAGGTTCGAGAAGTGGAGGATTTTTATACTAAGAATTATAATGATTTCTTGTAAAAATACTATGCACATAAAGGGAAACCCAATGAGGATTAGACGGAGAAAGGATAGAAAAATAATGGAAAAGGTTTATGTATCAAGAGCGGAAATTATTAATATGGTTGCTCAAAATACAGGAATCTCAAGGCAAGAAGTTTCGAGAATAGTCGAAAGTTATGAATCAGTTTTGTATGATTTAATTATGAATGACTGTACTTTTAGAATGGGTAAATTAGGGTCTTTCCAATTTTATACAATTAAAGGACAGACAAGACGTATTCAAAACTTTCAAACTGGAGATTACGAGCTAAAGGAAATTCCTGCAAAGAGCGGTATTAAATTTGCGGTCAACCCTGTAGTTGAAAAAACTATCAAGCGCAAAACCACAGGCGACCCATATATTGAATAAGAGGAGATAAACGGAACTATGAAGGAAATGTACGAAAAAAAAGTGTCTACAAAAGTAATTGGATATTTAAGTAGAGAAAATGGCGAGTATATTATTACTGTAAGCCAAAAAGATGGTAATGAGAGAAAATTCAATGCTGTCGAGTTATTAGAAAATATGATTGGAACAACTATCATTTTGGCAAACGAAGATTTTGAAACTATCTAATAAGGAGTTTCAAAATGGATAAATTTGAAGAACAAATTCAAGAATTAATTGATAAAGTTGATGGCATTAGTGATAAAACTTGGGAAGAAATTGCGGAAGATTTAGACTTAAATATGTCTGCTGATACAATCAGACGTTCTTTTAATTGTGGCATATTTAGTGGCTATCGAGTAGCTAAGCATTATCGTAGTCAAATTTCAAACGGCAACACTCTTGATTCTATTGAATTAAATGATTTAAAGAATGAACTTTACAAAGAGCGAGTAAGATTGCAAGATGTAAATAGAGAAAAAAGAAACTATCTAAGAGAACAAGCAAGATTTGAAAATTTGCTTGAAGTCTTAAAAGAAAATATTGTTCAAATTCCTCAAGAAAAAGAGGTTAAGATATCTCAATCTTACAATGACAGGAATAATATTGCGGTTGCTTTATTATCAGATATTCATTACGGCTTACAAGTAGATAATAATGTAAATATGTATTCAACCACTATTGCAAGCAGTCGTTTAAATTTTTGGAGCACCAAAGTTATTGAATATTGTCAATTATATCATGTGCAAACTTTAAATATTGTCTTATGTGGAGATTTAATTTCTGGTTTAATTAAATTATCGGCACGAGTAGCACAAGAAGAAGATGTCGCAGAGCAAATTATAGCTATTAGTGAAATTTTATCTCGAGAAATTACTAAAATCAATTCAAAAATTTCTTTTGTAAATATTTATGGTGTTGTTGGCAATCATTCAAGAATGAACGCAAGCAAAGAAGATAACATCGACTCTGAAAATTTTGAAAGATTAATCTTTAGATATATTGAGCTGAGGACTGGCTTAAAAGTTATTGATAGTGGACATAGCGATTATCTTGAATTTAATGTTGGTGGAAGTAGTTGTATTGCAACTCATGGGCATAATGATAAATTTGGAAATGTAGTTAATGATTTTTCTAAAGTATTAGGCTACATTCCAGATTATATTTACATGGGGCATACTCACCATTTACAAGTAGAAGAAAATGGACAAACAATGGTAATTGTAAATGGTTCTGTGGTTGGAGCAGATGATTATGCTGTTAAAATCAGAAAGTATACTAAGCCAAGTCAAGTTTTGCATATTATTTCTGGTAATGATGATAACATTATCAATATTAATTTAGTATAGGTTTTTCATTCTCCCTCCTTTGAACTATCCAGAGAAGTCTATTATAACATAGATTTCTCTGGAATATAATAATTAAGAGAGGATAGAATATAAAAAATAACTGCCACATAAGACTATTATAAAACTATACTTTATAGAATTGGTTGCTGAAAAGCTTTTATAATAGCTGTGGTTTATGGCGGGATAAAGTAGTGGCTACTTACGAGCCTCATAAGCTCGGTTAGGTGAGTTCGATTCTCACTCCCGCAAGGATGGAAAATTCTTAGTAGCGGTTTAAATAAATTAGTGTACAATGGTTTATTTAAATGAGAGTTTTGTATTGGTAGTGTTACGACATTACCATAGTTTTGCCACGATAACTCAATGGGCAGAGTGCCACTCTTGTAAAGTGGACGTTGTGGGTTCGAAGCCTACTCGTGGCTTCTGATGTCCGATGTTGTGTCGGAAGAAAGAGAACTCTTCATTTGAGTTCTCTTTTGCTATATATAAAGAATAAAAGGGAACAGAATGGAATGATAAAATATGGTTCAGAAAGAACTAAGATGTCCAAGATGTGGGGAAACACACGTTCTTGGTTTTTTTTATGACAATAAAGCTCCATTTTTAAAAGAGGGTAAAAGTGTATTCTGTATAAAATGCTGCGATGAATTAGCATCTGAAATTATGTCTAAATCCTCAACTTTAGAAAATGGAATTAGAAATTTATGTAATTTTTTTCATTATCCTTTTGATTTGAGGGTATATACAAAAATAGCTCAAGAATCAAATAAAAAGATTAAAAAAAATGTTAATTATTTAAAACAATACGTTGAAATGATTAATAAGATTAATCCCCCTGCCGAAAGATATACTGATTTAGAAAATTCATTACCAGAAATTACTAATTTTGTAACTGGACTCAAAATTGACCCGACAGACATAAAAGCACTAAACGAGCTACAGGAAGATTGGGGGAATCAAAATTCTTTAGAAGATTATTTGTTTTTAGAGAATGAATATGGTAAATATGCTAAAAATGAGAAAGACTTAGCGAACAGTACCATAACGGTTTTGAGATTTCTTTGTTTGGCTTTGTTGGATGTCCATAAGGCACGATTGGCAGGAAAAGACACCTCGAGCGATGAAAAGCGAGTAATGGAATATTACAAAAAACTTAAATTAGATGATTTTAAATTTGACGAAAAAAAAACTGATGTTGAAAAATTAATTGAAGATTGGGCATATACAGAAGAAAACATCGAACCTTTAGATTGGGTTGATGAACATTTGGATGATATTTGTCATTTTAGAAGTGATAACGATGATATTATGCGTTGTATTGGGAATAAAGTTTTAGGCTCAAAAGAATATCCAGATTTGAATGTTGAGGATTTGCAGAAATGACAAATCAAGAAATTCTTCAAGAAATTAAGGGTATTAAATCTTCTCGAAGAAAAGAAGAGAAATTATCTGTAAAAAGACAGCAAGAGATAAAAGATAGAAAGAAAAGATGGATAACCTTTTGGCGCAATAATCCTAATCTTTATATTCATTACAAAATGGGGATATCATCATTTCCATATCAGCATTATTCATATTTTACTATGGGAGATGCTACAAACTATGTAGATGTTTCAACTCGTGGTGTTTCTAAGACTTTTAAAGCCATAGTGTATGCTGCTGCTATGTGTTTACAATTTCCGCATTATAGCGTTGCCGTTATGGCGGTTAGCAGAGGACAAGTTTCCGCTGACTTTGAAACAACATTTAAAAAAGAAATTTGTAATAAAAACTCGTATTTTATGGCATGGTTATTAAACAATGGATTAATAACATATAAAGAAACTGAAAAGGGCTACATTGCTCAATTTTGGAATGGTTCATCAATTATCTTTCTACCAGCCATTGATTCTTCTCGTGGTGAACACGTTCAAATGTTAATTGTTGAAGAATGTCGATTAATTAAAAAAACTATGGTTGATAGTGTTGGTGTTCCTATGCTAACATTAAGGCAACCACAATACAAAAAGAATAAAGCATACTCTAATTATAAAAGTAAATTTGATATAATGAAGCAAGTCTATATTACGTCAAACAGATTTAAAAATGAATGGTTTAATACTTTATATAATAAAACCTTTGTTTCATATTTTAAAGACAAATATAGCAGACATAGGGTATTTAATTCGGATATTTTCTTAGCGATTAAATATGGTTTGAAAGATGCTAAATGGTTTTATGCTACCAGAAAAAGTTTAGGAACATATGATTTTGCAATGGAAATTTTAAATGAAACTCTTGGCGAAAGTGAAAGCAGTTTCTTTACATTGGATATGGTAAGAAAAGCTCAAAATAATAGCAGAGTATTCTATCCTCCATTACCACAGGAATTAAGTTCGAGGACATATCATGGGAAGCCAAAAGCAGAAGATGAAATCAGAATTATTGTAGTTGATTTTGCTTTTGCAAATGCCACGACAAAAGAAAAGAACGATAATACTGTTATGATTTGTATGTCTTTAAAATTAGAGAAAAATGGAGAATACCATAGATATGTAGATTATATTCAAACTATGGCTGGCGGCGAGCAAGAGAAGGCTTTAAAAACAATCCGAGAACTGTTTTATGATTATAAAGCAGATTATTGTGTAATGGACTTGTTAAATGGCGGTGAAATTCATTATACCAATTTAACAAGAGAGTATGACCACCCTATAAGAGGAAGCTCAACGTGGGATAAAAGCGGTTTAACTGTTTGTAAAAAAATGGAATATAATGTGTTAGCCGAGGCAAAAATAAATGATTTGGCTAATCGAGCTATTGATAGAAGTGCCAGACCAGTAATTATTCCTATGCAAGGTCATAAAGTATTAAATAGTGCCATGTGGAATGACTTATTTATCAAATTAAAAAATGATGAAATTTCTTTGCCTTTAGATGATTTGGATTACGAGCAAAGAATGTCAGAGAAAAAAGAATATTTATTTGCGACTTCTGAAGAAAGGGCAAGATTGAAATATCCATATGTACAAGGAATGTTTTTGTTAAATGAGATGATTAATTTATCTCCTGTTTATAATGAGGGTTATGTGAAACTTGTTGAGCAAAGACAAGGAACAAAAGATATTGCCGTTGCTTTGTCTTATGGTAATTATATTTTAACATTAATCCAAAATAATAAAGAAAAAGGTCAAACTAAAACTGGCTTTGATATAAATGAATGGAGATTGTTTGGATAATAAAAGAAAGGAGATGAGAAATTGGAAGAACAACAACAATTAACTAAGAAGCAGGTTTGGGATGTTTTACAATTTGCAGACGGACTAAATAATTCTTATAAAAATAGTATTGGATTATATACTCCAGATTTGTTAAGTAAAAATTTGGAAAGATTGACAAGCAATCCGATTGGAGCAGATTATGATTCTATTGTTAAAGCTTTAAAAGACACCCCTAATTCTTCTGAATTATTATCTTCTTTTAGTCAATATATGAATTATTTTGACAGAATTTTTAGTCAAACAGTAGATTACTTTGCGAATATTCTATCTTTTGATTTGCGTTGGGATTGCATTAATGCTTTTGGTACTGATTATTCATCAAAAGAATACAAAGAAGATGAAAATAGAGTTTTTAAATTTTTAGATAATTTTGATTATAAAACTTATTTCAAAGATGTAGTTAAAAACATTTTGATAAACGATGTTGATTATAGGTGGTTTAGAGATAATGGCATCGGGCTAAGTAATAAAAAAGTGCCAAAATACGCACTTCAAATTATGCCTAAAAATTATTGTATGCTTACAGGGTATTGGGAAAATGGCTTCTTATATGATTTTAATATGAGCTTATTTCTTAATCCAAGCATTGATATTAACTTATTTGCTCCTGCTTTTAAAAAATATTACTTAAATGTTTTTCAATCAGAGAATCAATATAATTATATACCTTCCAATCAATTTGTTAATCGAGATGGAACGTGGGCATATTGGACTCAAACTTCACCTAATGACGGAGCATGGGTTTTTAAGTATAACACTAACGATTTTGCTATCACACCACCTTTGGCTAATTTGATGAAAGATACCGTATTAGATAGCGTAGTTCAAAAATTGCAGAATGATAAAAATTTTGCTTCTGCTTATGGTTTGTTAATTGGTGAAATTAAGATGCTTAAAGACACGAACGAGCCTAATGCCACAGCTTTTGAGCCGAGCGTTTTAGGTCAGTTATTATCTTTAGTTCGTGAAGGCATTGGGAATAACATTAAAATTGGTGCAATGCCAGCAGAAAATGTTGATTTTTACCAATTTGAAGATAAGGACACCGAAATGTATACTACTCAAACTAAGAACAGCGCAAGCTTAGGTGCTTCGGCAAGTAGAGTCATTTATAGTACAGATAAAGTATCTGAAGCTGAATTGTTCGCTCAAATTAGTAATGACTATGGTAAAATGAAAAAGTTATACACTCAATTTGAGAATTTTTTGAATTACTTTGTTAACAAAAAATTAAAGAAATATCATTTTAGATTTCATTTCGATGGTTCTAATTATTGGTTCGAACAAAAGAATAGACAAGATAAAGTTATCGCATTGGCAGATAGAGGTATTATTCTTAGCGAATCGGCTTTTGCACAAGCTTTTGGCTATGAACCTCAATCTTTCAGTCGTATGTTAGACGAGGGTAAAAATAGTAACTTTATGTCTAAACTTGGGCAATTAATGTCTATTCATACTGCAAATGCAACAGAAAACCAAGGCAGACCAGAACAGGATGAAGTTAAAACTGAAAGTAGAGATTATGATTGATAGAGGTGAATATCTTTGAACATCACAGCACCTACCAAGTCAGCAGTCCAAGAGCTAATTACTCAATGTTATATTGATAATGCCAGAATTGATAGAATGAAATCTGTTTTGTTGGCTGATTTATCGTATAATGAGACTGCCGATGTGGTTCATAAATATATTGCTCATTATTTTTCAAACGGAATTGGTGACGATTTAAGTGAAAAGTGTTTAGAACGATATAATATTAGTGTTGTATTTGGTGGTATTCCAGTAATGGATAAACAGTACAATACTGTAGAAGAAGTTTTAAACGAACTGCTTGAAATCGTTATTGATTTTCAAAACCAGCTCTCTATGTGTATTAAGATTGCAATGGAGAATATGGACAAACAAATTGCATCTGATTTATTAAGTTTCAATGTGTATTATAATAATATTGTAGACCAATGTATTTTATTGGTTGATAAAATCAAACTATATAAAGACAACCCAAGTTTTGACGCTCACTTAAAAGACCATTTCTTTATCTTGGGAGATAAATAAAATGTTGTTTAGGCAAAAACCAAGAGAGAAAGATAAATACATTAAAGTTGATAGCGACAAAACAATGGAACTTCATAAACAAGGGTTTTTCCCAAAATATTTTTGGGAAGGTTATTATTATTATGAAAAAACTAATGAATTGATAAAATATATTGAAAGGTGGTGAATAAGTAATGGAGAAAATAAAACAATTTTCTGTTGATGATATTTATTTATTCACCGATGATGAAGATGTTGATTTTGCATTAGGTGAAGTTTACTTATTAGCCGAGGGTAATAATAGTCATAAAAACCCTATTTCTCTCGATGTTCTTAAACGTGATGCTCATACTATGTTAGGGAAATTTCTAATTGCTAAATATTCCGATTTTCAAAAGGATGTCACTACTCATACACAAGATCAACAAATTGTAGGCTATTTTCCAAAAGATGGAAAAATTCAGTTTAAAGAAAAAGATGGTAAAACATTTGCGGTGTTTGATGTCTTGATTTCTAAATTATATGCTACCCCTGTATATCAGTTATTTAAAGAGCATAATTTTAGAAATGTTAGTGCTGAATTTAGTTGTATCGAACAGGAAGAGCCAGATGAAAATGGAGATAATCCGATTGAAAAAATTATGTTTCATGGCTGTACAATTCTTGGATTAAATTATACACCGAGTTGTGAGGGTGCAGAGATGAATATTAAAAGATTTTCTGCTGAAAGTGCCGATGATTATTATTCTAAACATAATAATAGTTTGAAATTATTTAGCGAGAGGAGAAAAAAGGAATTGGCTGATAAAAAAACTTATAAAATCAATGAAAAAGAATTGAAAGATACTCCTTGGGGAGAAATTGATAAAACTGATATTAGAGATAAAATTATGAACGCCGAAAACAGAGATGAATTAGTTAAAGTTGTCTACGGTGTTGTCGAAGATGGCTGGCAAGAAGCTCCATCCGAACACTTGAAATATCCCTTAATGCAGTTAGTCGGTGACACCTTTTATTATAACAGAAATGCTTTAAGTTCCGCTTTAACTTATGCTAAACAGAACGATGAGCAAGAAGTTATTGATAAAGTTGAAAAATTATATAAAGATTTTGATTTAGCAGATGAGGGTGGTGAAAAAATGGCAGAAAAGAAATTTGATGAATTAGAGGGCAGAGAGGTTTATGCTGTCGTAATTCGCAAAGTCCAAGAACATTTGGGCAAAGATTATTTTGTCAATAGTATTCAAGACGATAAAGTTGTTGTTACTAACGAAGAAACTAAAGAAAGATTTGATATTCCTGCTGAAATTCACGCAGAAGCAGATGACAAAGAGTTTAAAGTCGAGATTGATTTTGACAAAATGGAGAAATCCGAAGTGCAGAAAATGGGTTTAAATTCTGAGGCAATTATGGCTATGGTTAATGCTGAAACTGTCGAAGCAAGAGAAGAAGCTAAGAAAATGGTTGACAAAACCGACGAGCAGACTAATATCATTATGGAAAAAGTCTGTGCCATGGCTTGCGAGTTAGAAGAGTTGAGAACCTTTAAAACTCAAAAACTCAATGAGGAAAAGAATTTTGCCGTAGATAAAATTATGGCAAATGTTAAAGATGATTTGAGTGTTGAAAAATATGAAGAGTTAATGGAGGAAGGCAAAAACTGTGAATTTGAGAAAATCGCAGAATTTGAATCTAAAGTTAAATCTTTCGCTTATGATGAAAGCAAAAAGAAAACTAAGAAAAAAGAAGATATTATCAGAATGGGTTTTGTTGGAAGTGTAACAAATGAAGCAAAACCAACAAGCAAAGAGGATGTATTTAAAAAATTCTTAAAATAATATAAGGAGGACTTATAACATGGCAAATGGTGTAATTGTTGAAAGCAGAATTTCTGCTACTGATGTAGATGCTTTAAATAGATTTTGTGTAAGTGAAAATGATGTTGCGGGTGGTGCTTTAATCGCGTTAGCTGCTCCGACTAAACAGGGAGATGAGGTATGGACTGCTACCGCTCCTGTTGCTGGTACTTTAGGTGGTTTGTGGATTGCTTATAATCCGAGTGAACATTATACCGAGGTAAACGGTAAGATGTTTGCTGGTTTGAGTGCAGACCCGAGAGATTTTGTTAACATTAAAAAACGTACTTTTAGTGCTTTTAAACCTGTAAAGGGCGACCAGATTGTAATTACCGCCGATTGTATTGATGATACTTCTGAAATTGTTGCAGGTGACTTCTTAGAAGCTAAAGCAGAACAGAGTACCTTTACTCGTGTTGCCAAAGCTACTGGCGCAACTGCTGGCTCTACAGCTTTTCAGGTTGAATGGATTGGCGTTTTACCGTTCCCAAAAGTAGGTATTGGCATGGAATATGCTCCTGCGTACAAGATTGTTTGCGTACAGGAATAATTTAAGGAGGAATAGACATAATGTTTGAGACTGTTGCTGTTAAAAAATTTGCAGAAAACTCTCCTGAGTTATATACTGCAATGAATGTATATTGTGAAAACTTTTTAGCTGAAAGAGGCGTAAAAGGTAAGAAATTTGCAGAAACTTCTGTTTCTGATATGAATAAAGCAATCAATAAAATGTTTGCCGAAGAGATTGTCAAAGGTACTGGCATGACTGTAGATGGCGTTATGGGTAGTTATAAAAAATATGCAAACCATACCGTAGTAAGAGAATTTGCTAATTCGATTCGTGATATTTTGCTTGATATGGTTCTGCCCGAAGTATTAACCACTGGTTCTTTACGTTATATTGCAGATTTTCGTTTTGCTGACCTTGGTGATAGTATGTCTTTCGAGTTGGAAAATAACTCTCTGTTTACTGTTACTAAAGCTGGCTACAGATTAAAACACGCCGATTTGCAGAAACTTTACAAAACTACCGTTACTTTAGTTCCTGAAAATCATCAGTTGACTGTCGGTACTGATTTGTATGAAATTTTGACTGGTCGTGAGTTTATTGCTGAACAGGTTATGAAAGCCGCAAGAAGTATTGAGTTAGCTTTGTTAACTGACGCTTTCTCTGCTTTTGAAACTACTATGGGTAACTTGACTGGCAATTTGGCTGTTACTAACTATACCGAAAAGGGTTTAATCAAACTTTGTGAGATTGTAGCTGCTTATAATTATGGTGTGAAACCTGTTATTATGGGTACTCCTGTAGCCTTGAAATCTGTATTGCCTACTAATAACAATTATAGATATTTGTTAGATGATAATTATGTTAAATTGGGCGCATTGCAGAGTTTTAATGGTTATGACGTTATTCCGATTGAGCAGATTCCCGATGCCTATAACTATGCAAATCCGTATTCTTTAAAATTGGATGACACCAAAATTTACGTTGTTTCTCCTGCTGCACAAAAATTGGTACAGATTGGTTTGGGTGGCGAAACCATGAGTAATACCGATAAAATGTATGAAAATGCAAACCTCTTGCAGATGTCCACTTTGCGTAAAGCTTGGGATGTTCAAGTTATTACTAATGCTGTTGCTGGTGTAGTTACCAACTTGCAGTAATTTATATATAAAAATAAGCTATAATGCGCTGTCATTATAGCTTATTTTTCACGATTTAATTTCAAGGATAAAAGGAGTTTTAAAATGGCAGTTCAAAAAAAAGATAATACTGAAGTTATTGAAGAAGTTAAAACCAAGACGAGAGCAAAAAAAGTTGAAGAAAAGCCTAACTACGATGAAATTATTGCTCAATTAATAAGTAAGATTGAAAGTTTAGAGTCTGAATTAAGAGATAAGCCTGTAAAATCTGAGCCTATTTATACTGGTAAGAAAATCAAATGTATCAATTTAATGCATAATATGGTTAATGTTGCAACAGAAGAAGATGGTTTAGGTAAAGTTTATAGTTTCAAAGCCTATGGTGACTCTCAAATGATTAAATTTGACGATTTGGCAAACATTGTCAATAATTATCCTAACACTATGGAGAGTGGTTTGATTTATATTGCAGATAAACAAGCCGTAGAAGAATTAGGGTTAGCAGAGGATTACGCGAAATTATATGATAAAAAGACATTAGATAAAATTATTAGACTTCGCGATAGTTCTGATGTTGATATGTTACTTGGAATTTCCAATAAAGAGCTTTTAGAATCTACTATTCGAGCCATTGCTGAACGTATTAACCAAAATGAATCTTATGATTATAATAGTTTAAACAGAATTAAGGTTGAGTCTGGTTATGATATTGTAAAAATTGCTGAAGATTTATCTAAATTAATTAAGAAATAAAGGAGGAGATTTCGTGGGAACTCCTTTTTCGGCAATTATAGATGAAGCTATGATAATCATTAATGATTATAAATTAGCTAAAATCTACAAAGAGGATGAAAATTTGTTTACAGAAATTCTCCAATCCTATATGTTGCGAGAATTGCCAAAATTTACTGAATGTTTAAAACCTTTAACATATGATTTAGAATCTCAAACTTTCGATAGTGATTTTGATATTAATGAAATTGCTATTATTGCCGACTGGACGCTGATTGCGTGGTATGAAGCACAAGTTAATGATGTTTTGGAATTTAAGGAAACTCTTCAAAATAGAGAGTTTAAAAAATATTCTACAGGGCAAAATTTAAAAGAAAGATATGCAAATTTAAAAACGTTGCGTGGCAGAGTTAAACAAGACGGAACAAATTATCAATTTAAAAATCTTGATTTAATTTCCAAAGGCTTTAAGGGGTGATAGGTAATGCAATCATTATATGCTCCTAAAGTTTGGAAATTGTTGCCTATTTTAGAAAATAGTCAAAATGAGTACAATGCCTATTTGTTTAATTTAATTGTTGAATTATCTGGGGAAGATAAATTGTCAGAAAAAGAAAGTTATGTTTTGAAAAAATTGAAAGGTCTCAAAGAAGTTTCTAAGATGGCAACCTTAAAGGAAAAAAGGGCAATTATTTTAGAATGTTCTTCTTTATTATACAAAGATGAGATTTAGTAAATACAAAAGCTTGTTGCATATGTATAGTGATACCCCAAAAGACGAATACACTTCATTTATACAGGCTATGTTAAATGATAGGTGGGATAATTCAACACAAAATAGCGAATTAATATATAAACAAGAAGATATAGGCAGTGAAATATATAATCCTGTTGATATTAGTGTTGATATGGCTATCGACATGGGAACAGGATTAAAGAAATCAGACGATTTTAAACTATTCGGAAGTAAAAATCTTTCAGATAAAAATGTTTTAGGTTTAATGTTTATATGGAAGGACAATACATGGATTACTATTAATCTTAGAGATTATGCCAATCCATATAATCAAATCGAAGTTCGGCGTTGCAATAATGTTTTAAAATGGATTGATAAAACAAATGGCAAGATTAATTCTTTTCCATGTTGTATTGAATATGACTTATCAAGTCCACAACAATTAAAAGATAAAGATGTTATTACTGCTAATGGACATATTGTAATAATTGTACAAGGAAATGAAACTACTCTAAATTTTGAGAAAAATCAAAGATTTATCTTTAATGGGCAACCTTTTAAATTAACGGCTATTAATAATATTCTGCAAAATGATAATGTAACAGAAGATACAACTCTATTATATTACGATTTTTATTTAGATATGATTGAGCCATCAGATGATATTAAAAATAATATTGCCAATAGATTTGAATATAATTATTCAATTAATATTAATTCCAATATTTCTGAATTATTAAAGGGCTCTACAGGTCAACTAGCGGTAGATGTCAAATTGAATGGTAAAAATGTTGACAGAAATATCGTTTGGAGTGTAGAACAAGGCGAAGCTATAATTTCTAACGATGGCACTTATCAAATTAAAGATAATGCTACTGGCGAAATTGTATTTAAAGTTCATCTTGAGGGTAACGAAGATATTTTTGATGTAATTAAAATTAACATTGTAGATGAAATCCAAGACAATTATACAATAGTTATTAATCCTGAATTTACAGAATTAAGACAGTATGAAACAAAGGAATTTAATGTTTCTGCTTGCAACAATAATGTTAAGTTAGATGATGAAATTAATATTATTTATTCTGAAAGTAATTTTTACTCTTTAAATAGAGAAGGAAATAATTTTACTATTAAAGGGTTATTACCCAGTGATGAGCCAATTAAATTATCTTTTAGTTATAATGACATTAGAAAAGATATGTTAATTACTATTAAGTCGTTCTTTTAAGGAGAATTAATATGTCACAAAGTAATTATAATACATTTTCAACAATGCCATATATTCCATATAAGATAGTTATGGCTCTCGTTGAAAATAACAATCTCTTTAAACTCTTATATTATCCAACGAAAGATGCGCTATCTCAGCCAAATTTAACTTTAGAACAAAAGGTTAATATGATTTGGAATGGGCAAGATAGAACAGATGATTATACGATTTTTTTAACTAATATTCAGCCTAATTTAGAAACAATTAGCAGACCTGTATTAAAAATATATCGTTACGATACTCTTCCAAAAACATATACAACCGCTGTTATTAGTTATGAGTTTGATATTCTATTCGGTACAAAAATACCCATGGTAGATTACAACGGTGTTCCTTGCAATAGAGGCGATTTAATTGAAATGGAATTAATGAAATCGTTGAACGGACAAGATGTTGCAGGGGTAGGATATTTACAATATAATCATCAATTATCAACATTAGATAGGTCGCGAGTTGGAATAGGGAATAATTCTACTTTTACAGGGTATTATTTCATTATGAGTACAATTTACACAGATGTAGGTCGTGTAGATGGGTGCAATAGCTAAAGATATATCCATAAATGTAGGGTTAGGGATTCCAGTAGAATATAAGGGATTAAAGGTATTTCCGATTAAAGTTAGAGATTTTTTAAAATTTTCAGATTCTTATGGGATTTTAGATATAGATAAATCTTCCATTGGGAATGTCGAAGTTATTAAAATGTCCTATTTGGAATATTTAATATATTTAATTTTAGGTAACAATGAGATTAAACAGAAATTTATAAATATAATAGATTTGTGTTTTGGTATTGCATATGATGAAGAATTTAAGAACAAAACAGATATTCCTCAAGATGAATTACTTATTGAAAATATTGACGAAAATAATTTTAATCTATATATTAATGGTCGTAATATTTGTTTAATGATAAAAAAAAACAAAGCAAGAATTGTTTTAAATAATAAAGAATTGTCTGCTTCAGATTTTGATAATTTAAGAAAGATTATTCTATATCAAAATATCGAGGGTTACGATGATAGACCTATGAGTAATGATTTTAAAAGAATTGTTACAGATTATTTTGCGTTAAAAAATAAGGGAATTAAAAATCCGACTTTGGAATATAAAGTAGGTGTTGTTCTTAGTTCGAGTGGATATACTCATGAAAAAATTATGGATATGCCCTATAGGTTATTTGAAATAACCTTTAATACTATTGTTAGTAAATATGATTATATCGTTAATATGATAGCAGTCACACAAGGTGCTAAAATAGATATTGACCATTGGGTATATAAAAAAGATAAGGATATTTATGATGATATATTTAGTGATGCGAATGAATATGCAAAACAATTTACAAGTATTTAGTAAGGAGGAAAATAAAGTTGGATAAATATATTTTAGCTGGTGTGGGTACAGCGAAAGCTTTTTCGCAATCAAGTGTTTCTCCGCAACTTATTTTTACAACTAATACCATGCAAAATGGTGGTATGGACATTAGCTTGAGTGCAGAGGATGTTCGCGGAGGTTTGAGTAATCCTCTTTTGGGGTAACGATGCGCCCTGCTCATTGAGTAATCAGTGAGTATCTTGTGTTTAATGCTTGGAATCCCTAAAGCCTATATACCTAAACAGTAATTGGAAACGACAAACTGAATGGTTGCGAAAGCAGAAAAAAGTTATAGGATAATCATATGGTTAAATCCTAAGTGATTGTAAATGGGTGTTTAGCAGGGAAAGCCCTAAGTCTTTATGATATGGGAGACCCCCAACGACTATCCTCTGACGGAGGAGTAAAGCCACAAGCAAATGGTGGAAGAAAAATACAACATTTATATATCTAATTTCACAACGATTAATGTAGATATATAAATGGACATATAGTCTCAACTTATGCGAAAGTGTAAGCAGCTCTCTTGAAGAGCGCATTTGAAAGTTGCGTTTCAAATGGAAGATTTTGCGTTATTTCCATGATAGTTTACTTGAAATGACTATCACAGATGCTTTATTTAATTTACAATATTTGGCATTAAATGTTGGTGGTAATATTACCATTGGTGGTAGCTCTTTAGTCACCGAAAGTGTAACTACTACCATTGCAAATCAGATTACTATTACTGGTACACCTGTGGCTTTTGGTACTGCTGGTACTGTTGGGTTTTATACTATTGAAAGACAAGAAGATTATAAATCTATTACTTTTGTAGATAAAACTGCAAAAGTATCTAATTTACCGATTGGCTCTAAGGTTTGTGTAACTTATAATTCTAATGATGACGCTATGCAGTTGTTTACTGTTCCGTCAGCTATGATTCCGAGCGAAGTTCATTTAATTGTAACTTATCCGTTATTTGCTGGTGGTATTAGTGCTCAAACAATTAGTACCAGTTCTCAGGTTGGTGAATTAATTGTTGACATTCCGAGATTTCAGTTATCTGGGGCTATGTCTTTGGATATGACTGCCTCTGGTGTATCTAATACTCCCCTAAGTGGTCAGGCTTTAGCATATTATACTACTACTAATTGCAATGACATGAGCGCTTATGCTACTGTTAAGATGAAAATTTATGGCAAGAACTGGTCTGAAGATTTGGAGTCTATGGCTGTTGATGGCGCAGAAATTTCTATGAACACTGGCGAGAAATTGACTTTGAAAGTTGTTGGTATTTTCTCTGGTGGTATTACTGGTGTATTGAACAACAGCAACTTAACCTTTACCAGTGGTACACAGGCTACTGCTACTGTGAGCAATGTTGGTGAAATCGAGGCTAAACAGGCTGGCACTACCATTATTGAAATTACCGCTACCGATAAGTCTGATATTAAAGCTTATGCGGAAGTTACCGTAGAATAAAATAAAGAGGGGTTTAAACGCCCCTTTTTTTCAATTTTTGCTTTTAGGGAGCGGTATTATGGACATATTTTGTGAATATTGTATTGTTGCACCTTATAATCAAGATTGCCAATGTACAAAAACTGGCGATTATTGCCCATATGTTTACAGGTGCGAAAAAGAAAAAAGAAATCGTCCGATGTCGCAAATGGCAAATTGCAAATTTCAACAAGAACCTATTAAATTAGGTAAAGGTGAATACAAAGTGCGATTTGAACATAAGGGTAAACTTTATGTTGAGGTTGACAATCAAGTTATTGTGTTCAAAAATCCATTTGATTATATACCTCAAATTGTAAAATTAAGGAAAGTAAATGGAGAATATCGGATAAAAGGAGATTAAAAATGAAAGATTTAAAAGTTAAAGATACAAATATTTTTCATAGCGAAAGATTTGATATTGATATTCAGAGATATTTACCAATCGAGAAAGTTAAATTAATCGTCCAAGAATTATTAGAAGTCGATGATGCAACTGATAGAAAAATTATGCTTGACTGGTATTTATTGTTATTCGCTACAAATGTCGGCGTTGATGAAAATATTAGTATCGAAAAATATAATTATTTCATGCAAATTCTTTTAATTGACGAAGTAGAATATGAATGTAGTAGTTATGGATTGATTTGCGACCTTTTAAGTGAAGCTGAAAGTGTTGAAAATACTATTAAAAAATTGGCGAGAAGTTTAGAAGAATCTACTAATAAAATGGTAAAAAAAATGCCAAGTAAACAAAAGGTAGAAAAAATTATGGGTGAGATGTCGAAAAATGGTACAGAAAATAAGCTCAAGAGCTGATAATCAACTCAATGTAATATTGACCGACATACTAAATAATACAACCCAAGAATTATACGATCAATTAATTACTATTATTCAAACTAAAATATACGATTCAGAACCTTTGTGGTATACAAGAACATATCAATTCAGTGATAGTTTTGTTATGGAGAACGCAAAGTTCGTGGGAAATTATGTTGAATCGAACATTTATCAGGACTTATCGGTAATGGTTTGGAATGCAGAGCTATTTCAGCATGGTAATATTTATGAGCCATTAAAAGAGCATGAGTTAGCCGACATTTTAAATAATGGTACAAATAATTCCGCTTTTGGATTTTCACCTGTTGTTGCGACAAAATTTTGGGATGAATTTGAAAAATATGTTAATTTGAATTTGGACAAAATATTTCAAAGAGAAGCAAGAAAATACGGCTTAGATTTACAAGTTGGAATTTCTCACTCTTTTAATTAGGGATAAAGGGAATATAAAAGATGAGATATATTAGTTTAGATGCTTCAACTACAGCTATTGGTTGGAGCATTTTTGATGAAGATAATTTAGTTGCTTACGGAAAATTAACCCCAGATGATGAAAAAGCTCCATGGAGAAATAGAATAATCAATTTAATTCCAAAAATGAATAAATTATTATTAGAATACAAACCAGAAATAGCATATATTGAAGATGTGCCTTTAATTGATAAGAAAAGCAAATTGACTTTAGTTCAATTAGGTGCGGTTCAAGGTATGCTATTAGGAGTTTTATATTCATTTAATATTGAAACTCGTTTTATTTATGTTTCAACATGGAGAAAGAATATTGGTTTGCATGATGGAACACAAAAAGGAATGGAAAGAGAAAATCTCAAACCTAATTCCATCAAGCTGGCAAATAAATTGTTTAATCTTGATCTGAAATGTGTTTATAGTAAGACAGGAAAATATCAAGAAAAAAAATCAGACGATGATATTTCTGATAGCATCTTGATTTTTGCTTCAACCAGAGAAAAATATCGTGTGAAAAAATAATATGGAGGTGCATAACAGTTGGCAGATTATAGTTTAAATCTAAAAGCCAATATTGATACTTCCCAGATTTTAAGACAATTACAAACTATTGAGCAAAAAGGTCTAAAAGTTAATATTGACAAAGGAAGTTTAAGTAGTGTTCAAACTTCTCTTAATAATATTAACAAGAATTTACAATCTACTTACAGAATTTTAGTCCAAATATCTGGAAAAATTTCTGACTTGCCTAAAAATGTAAAGATTGTAGATGCGAGTGCGAATAGTATAAATAAGACATTGAAACGAACCTCTCAAACCGTAGGCGATATTTTTGAAAAAATGTCAAAATTTTATACGGTTAGCCAAATAATTGGATTAGTCACTTCTGCAACTCGTGGATGGTATGAAGCTGTTAGCGATTTAGACGCGGCATTGACTGAATTTAAAAAGGTTTCAGATTTAAGAGGCTCTGGGCTTGATAAATATGTTCAGACGTTATCCGAAATGGGTGAATTGACTGGTAGAACTACTGCTGAAATGGTAGAAGCCGCAGGAAACTTTAAAAAGAGTGGATTTTCCGAAAGTGACGCTGCTATATTAGCCCAGACTGCTTCAGTATTTCAGAACATAGCAGATAGTGAATTAAGTGCTGCCGATGCCGCTCTTGTTATCATAAGTAACCTAAAAGCTTTTAATTTTAATGCACAAGATAGTATACGAGTTATAGATGCTATTAACGAGGTTTCGAATAAGTATAGTGTCTCAAGCACCGATCTGTCGTTAGGTTTAAGTAAAACTGCGGCGGCTATGGGGACTTTAGGCAACAGCTTCGAGCAAACTGTTGCATTGATGACTGGAGCAGGAGAAATTTTACCTAACCAGTCAGGAAAAATTGCTCGCGGATTGAGGACGGTCGGCTTGAACATCAGTTCACTTGCTAACAAAAGTTCAGAGTTAGCATTAGGGTACAATAATATGACCGTTGCCCTTAGAGATTCAGAAGGGCAGATGCGCTCAACTTATGATATCCTTGGTGATATAGCTAAATATTGGGGTCAAATGTCAGAAGCCCAAAAACAATCATTGGGTCTGACCATAGCAGGTAAATTGATTCTTGCCTGTACAGATTTAATTGCTGGAACACCTTTAGAGTTATTACAACCAAACTATTATAGTAATATATATAGTGGCACGACCAATAATCGTGGTATGGTGATATTGTAATAAATTAGGAAATCAGCAGACCACCGTCTTTTTGAAATAAAAGACAAGGTTTCAACGACTATCGAAAGCAAATAATAAATGTAACTATTTAACTATTGACAAATGAAATTTATTATGTTATAATGATTAAATAGAATAAGCTACAAAGTAGACGAAGTGAGTAGAGTACAGCCATAACATGGTTGGTTATAAGATGAGATTAGTCTTATGTAATTCCATTAAATGGAAAGAATCTGTGGTTGTTATAGCAACTAAAATATAGTCTATTAATATGAAAATATTATATGAGAGGTAATAGAGTGAAAAAAGAAAAAGCTTTATTATATATAAAAAAAGCTAATTTGGAATGTTTAGAAGAACTTCCAGAACAAATATCTCCTGAAAAAGACCATTTTTCTTTTATAGACAAAGAAGGATATAAATATTTTTTAACCATAAAAAACATCAACGATAAAAGAAGTGGTTTTGCAATAGTTAAATCGCATAATCCCTATACTCTTGAAAATATTCAAACTTATATTTACAATAATGGAGGAACAGCAAAAGTTTTATCAACAAAATGGAGTGGTGGCAGAAATAAAATTAAACTATTATGCCAAGAATGTGGAGCGGAATATGAGGTTAGATGGGGGCATATCTATTACAATAAAAAATTCCAATGTAATAAATGCGCATACAAAGACCCTCATAATAAATCCACTCAAGAAGAAACAAATAAAATTTGTCAAAAACATGGGTATAACATTATTGACAGCACTTATGTTAGTAGACATAATTTTGATATGGTTGATAAATATGGTTATAAATATTCAAACGCTTCGGTTTATACTTTGGACAGTAGGACTAACAGAATGATGAAATTTTCTCAAGAAAACAAATATCAGATTGAGAATATGAGGTTGTATATTGATAAAAACAACTTAAATTTAAAAATTCTTTCAAAAGAAAACATTGACACAAAAAAAGGATATCTTAGAGCGATATGTTCTCAATGTGGAAAAGAATTTGAAATTCAGTGGGGGAATATTATTTATTACCATCACAATAGATGTCCAGTCTGTTCAAAGGCAGAAAGCAATTATGAATTTATAATAGAAGAATTTTTAAAAGAAATTAGTGTTGAATATGTTAGAGAAAAAAGATTTTCTTGGTGTAGGAATAAACGCGAATTACCGTTTGATTTTTATTTACCTGATTACAATACGATAATCGAGGTTCATGGAGCGCAACATTACGAAGAAAATAATTTTTTTACCAAAACTTTAAAAGAACAGCAAGAGATAGACATGTATAAAAAAGAATGTTGTTTAAGAAATGGTTTAAAATATATTGAAATACCATATTGGGAGATTAAAGAAACTGGAAATTTTAAAAATATAATAAGTCAAAACTTAATAAAAGAAGAATCAATATGAGGTTTTGGCTTCAGAGCTTCAAAATTTTTCCCAAACTCAAAAAGCATATGAGACTGCACTACATTCTTCGGGTTCTGCTTTAAAGGAAAATGAGGCTTATGCTGAGTCTTTGGAGTATAAAATCCAAATGTTAAAGAAAGCTTTTCAGGATTTAGCTAATAGCATTGCAAGTTCAGATTTATTAAAGCAAACTATTGACATGGGAACTGCGTTATTGGAGTTTGCAAACACAGATATTGGAGCGGCTATTATTCAATTAGGATTATTCACAACCGCCGTAATAGCTGCCAATAAAGTTATCCCCGCCTTTATGTCGACAACCATGATTAAGAAAACAGGGAGTGCTTTTTCTTATTTCTTTCTTTCGCTAAGCGAAGGTGTTGGAATTATTGGAAAATTAAAGATATCTCTGTCAGCTTTATTCCGAATTATTAAAGCGAATCCGATTGCCGCTGTTATTACGGCAGGAATGGCATTATATAAAGTTTTCGATTATATCGCTGGAGCGGCAGATAGAGCAAGAGAAAAAACGCAAGGATTTAAAGATGAATTAGACGAAATTAATTCTAAAATTCAAGACTTAGAATCTCAAAAATCGTCAGCAGGAACAACCGCCGAAATAGCTAATCTTGATAAGCAAATTGAAAGACAAAAGGAATTAGCCCGACTTAAACAGGAAGATATCAACCAATCATTAAAACAGCAGTATATAGCAGAGGGCTGGACTGAAACTCCAACCGTTAAATATACCGATGAAAGCGGTGTTGAGCAAACCATTGAGGGTTACTCTAAAGCTACACAGATGATTGAGGATTATAAAAAGGCAGTCAAAGATGGTTCTGATAAACAAAATGAATTAAAACAGCAATTAATTGAAACTGCTACCAAATTCGAAGAATACGAAAAGGCTGGAATTGAGCTTACTGATGCTCAAAAACAATTAATTGCATATGCCGATAAAGTTAGTGGTGTAACTGAAACTATCAAAAATAGAACAACTGCTCTTTCTCTTGTTACTCAACAATTTGCCTCATCTTTAAAGGTCGAAGGTGACGCTTATGTATTTGTCACTGAAGCCGCCAAGGAAGCTGCAAGAGTTCAGAAACAAAACGAATACGATAAAACTGAAGCAACCTTAAAACAAGTCCAAGCTCGTATTGCAGCCTATCAATCCGAAGCAAATGCTCAATTAGCTTTGTCAGGAGCAGGAGGCATTGAAGCATACGGATATTCTAAACGTGATTTGGCTCGTTTAAGAAATCAAATTGCTCAGCAAAAAGCTCAAGGTGTAGACACTTCTCAATTAGAAAAGAAATATGCCGATTATCAGACATATTATTCTACTAAAGATGCTTTACAATTAATTCAAAATCAGATTGACACAATTAATGCTATGGGGGTTTCCACTGGTGGCACAGGAGATTCTATTTCTACTGGCATTGGTGGCGGCTCTTCTGTAAAAACAGCTCAAGAAAGAGCAGAGGAATCTTTAAAAGCTCAGCATGAAGCATATCAGAAAATTATTTCCGATATGGAATATCAATTATATATCGCAGAAAAGAATGGTGCTTCAGACGAAGAACGTATTCAAATGATGCAGAAAATCCAAGAGATGTTATTATCTCAAAGGGCGGTATATGAAAAACAAGGTTTGGCGAGCAACCATGAATATATTCAAGAGCTTAACAAGCAATGGTGGTCGTATGCCGACGATATAAAAGATATTCAAGATAAGATAACAGAAAATGTAAAAAAGGCTCAAGAAGAACAATTAGAGAATTTAAAAAATTCTTTAGATGCTCAATTAGAGCTTTTAAGATATCTTAAAGATGAGCGTGTTTCTGCTATTGACGAACAAATTGCTCAATTAGAGAAAGAAAAGGACACTTTAAAAGAACGTAACGATGAAATAGCAGATGGTATCGAACTTCAAAGATTAGAAGATGCACTACAAGCCGCTAAACAGAAAAAAGTTCGAATCTGGAAAAGTGGAATTGGATGGACATATGAGCAGGACGTTGAAGCTGTTCGACAAGCTCAAGAAGAATTAGACGAATATAAACGTAATCAGCAACAAGAAGCAGAAGAAAAGCGAATCGATGAGGAAATTGCAAAACTCGAGGATTATAAACAACAGTGGGAAGATGTTGTTGATAATTACGAAAAGCAACAGAATATTTTATTAAATGAACAAACTATTGGCAAAAATAAAGAATATCAAAATATCCAAGATAGAATTAAAAATCTTGAAGATTTTAAAGATGAATATACGAGAATTATCAACGAAATAAACAATCTACAAATTCGACAGAATTATATGGGTGCTGGAGCTGGGGCTGGATTATCGTCTGGTGGAGGAGGAGCTTCGTCATCTTCTACAGATAATCGTTCTAATCAGAAAAAATATTTAGATAATTTGGTAAGTAGTGGAACAGCAGGACAAAAGAAATGGGCGCAGAGTCAAATTGCTCAAGGTAAATATGCCACTGGTTCATTATCTGTTCCACAATCTGGTTTATCTTTAGTTGGTGAACAAGGCAGAGAATTAAGAGTATTAAATCAGGGCGATGGTATTATCCCTAATAAATTGACCGAAAATCTTATGAATTTAGGACGGTATAGTATTCCGCAATTAGCCAGTATTATGAATACGGTTAATCAGAAAGATAGCAGCAATAATATGAATATTCAAAATCTGACTGTTGCATTACCCAATATTCGTGACAATTCTTCTGTTGAAACTATTCAAAGAGCTTTATTAGATTTGCCAAACAAATTAAAGCAAAAAGCATATAGTATTTAAAACTAAAGGGGTGTTTATTGGGGCATCCCTTTATGGTTTTTATAAAAGAAACAAAGTGGGTGATATATTGATTATTCAAGGTACAAATAAACCTATTCTTATTGATTTTGGACAGGATATGAGTTGGCTTAAACAAATTGAAATAGGCTTATATGTAGGTTCAAATGAACTAACCACTTGGGATATTAATTCGGTAAAAATTAGAGAGGGTATTGTTGAATGTCCTCAAACTCAAGAGCAAACAATTAATTATCGCACAGGAAATTGCGTTATACTGGTTAAATGGATTGGGCAAGATGGATATACACAGTTTGCTCAAAAAATTAATGATATTATTGTAGAGTGGGATAATAAGAATATAATGGGTGAGACACAAGATGGATAATGTTTATCAAATTAAACAAATTGAGAATAATAACTATCATAAAGTTAAAACCTATACCGAGGCGGTTATTGAGAAAGGTATTTCTCCCTACATTGGAGAAAATGGAAATTGGTTTGAGTACGATGATGAATTAGGTAAAGCTGTTGATACTGGAATTAAAGCTCGTGGCGATAACGGTAAATCTGCTTATGAAATCGCAGTTGAAGAGGGATTCGAGGGTTCTGTTAAAAGCTGGCTTGTATCTTTAAAGGGGGCAGATGGTATTTCCCCTACAGTAGAAACAGAACAAACGGAAACTGGAGCAACAATTTATATTACTGATAGATTAGGCGTTAAAAGTGCTATAATAAAAAATGGTAAAGATTTCACTTATGATATGTTCACCCCAGAACAATTAAACAGCCTAAAAGGACAAGATGGATATTCTCCTACGGCAGAGGTAAGGTCAATATCTAATGGTGCGAGAATAACCATTACAGACAAAGAACAAACTACTACCGCTGATATTCAAAATGGCAAAACCCCAGTTAAAGGTGTAGACTATTTTACAGATAGTGATATTGAAAGTATTGTAAATCAAACCAAATCTGAAATAACAATTCCTACAAAATTATCTCAATTAGAAGAAGATTCGGAACACAAAACTGTTTCAGACAATGAGATTAATAATTGGAACAATAAGAGTTCATTTAGTGGTTCTTATAATGACTTAACAGATAAGCCGACTATTCCAAATGTTGATAATAAATTGGATAAGCCAGTGAATATGCCATCAGTGGGAAATATTTTAGTTGTAAAACAGGTTAATGATGATGGAACATTTTTGTGTGAGTGGGCCAATAAAGAAAACAAATTTGAATTAATTGAAACTGTTGTTTTAGATAAAGATATGCCTTTTATTGATAAAGCTACAGAACCAAACGGATTACCATATAATTTTTCAGCATTATATTTATATATGGATATTGAGCCTGCTACTAACACATCCTCATTATCAGTTGTTGTAAATAATAATAAGAATTTATGTAATCAGTATGCTATCATTCATGATAAGAAAATATATACTTATGTATATTCAAAGATTGTAAATGGTTATTTAGATACTGTTTATCCAACTAATGTATACACATTTCAAAATGCAGCAACAACGATAAATAAAGCTAATTTTAATCCAGAAACAATTTTTAATGTTGAATCAATTAATAAAATTAGAATTATTGCAGCGAAAGTTAGTGGAGATGGAGAAGCGTACATTCCACAAGGCTCATCAATTCAAATTTGGGGTGTTAGAAAATGAGCGAAAGTCTGTCTAAGAAATTGTCAGATGGTATCGTGGATTGCATAAACACAATATGTAAAAGTTTGCCATTTACAAAAATTTATCGTGCAAAGATTGTATCTAATATTAGTGCAGGTATTTATAAAGTATTGCTAAACGGTAAAGAGTATGATTTGCCAGTTTACGGTTCTGGAACATTTTCTGATAATGAGGTTGTAAGAATTGTTGTTCCATTAAATGATTTTAGTGATGCGTTTATATTATCTAAATAAGGGGTGAAATAATGAGAGAACACGCTTATGGCGCAATTCCGTCTCCCAAAGATAGTAGAGATTATAAGGCAAAAGAATATTTAAACATGGGTATGTTACCTGATGAATATTTACCAGATAAATATGCTCCTGTTATTAATCAATATAATGTAAGCTCTTGCGTTGCTCATGCTTTGTCTACTATGAAATGGTATCAAGAAGAAAGAGAGAAAAAGTCAAATAGAGAATTTTCTACTGATTTTATTTACCATAATAGAACAGAAGAAGATTGGCAAGGCAAAGGAATGTATGTAAGAGAGGGATGTAAACATCTTTGCGAAGATGGCGTTGTATTAAAAAAAGATTTGCCGACAAATACAGAATACCCCAATATGGGCATTAAAAATATGGTAAAAGGTTTAAAAGACAAAGCCCTGCCGTATAATGGTACAAAATACATTAGTTTGTCAGATAAAAACGATATTAAAGAGGCAATTTTCCAATATGGTGCGTGTGTATTATCTATTCATGTACCAGTAAGTTTTGATGCCTTTTGGTTTAAGAGTGAGAAAGATATGAAATTGCCAATGCCAAAATCCGATGAAGATAAAGCTGGCTATCATGCTATTTGTGCATTTGGCTATACAAAAAATGGAATTTTAATTCAAAATAGTTGGGGCGAAGCTTGGGGAAATAATGGTGTAGCTATTATTCCTTGGAGCTATCCCTTAAATGAGGCGTGGGTTGTTGTGGATAAAATAAAAGATTGGGATATTATTGAATTACAAATCGACAATAAAGAATATACATTTAATGGTGAGGTCAAAGAATCAGATGTTGCTCCGACCATTAAAGATAATAGAACATTAGTTCCATTAAGATTAATTGGGGAAATTTTAGGAGCAGAAGTGGATTATTGGGAGAAAGACAAGAAAATAATTATCAGAAAAGAGAGATAAACATGACGTGGTATCAATTTTTGTGCCTTATAGGCGCACCATCTTTGTTTTCTGGGGCAATATTATTTATTGTAAGAAATTTTATTTCCCATGAAAGAAAGCACAATGAGGAAACAAAAAATAAATTAGCAGAGACGGAAAAGAAAACGGTTGCGACAATGTTAGGAATCCAAGCATTATTGAGAGCACAAATGATTTCAGAATATAATCATTATCACGAAAAAGGATATGCTCCGATTTATGCGAGGGATAATTTTGAAAATTGTTGGATACAATATCATAGTTTAGGGGCAAATGGTGTTATGGATGACATCCATGAAAAATTTATGCTATTACCTATCAATAAGGAGAGATAATTTATGAAAATTAACTGGAAGGTTCGCTTTAATAATCCTTTGTTTTATGTAAGTATTGTATTAAGTATTGTTACACCTATTTTGGCTTATTTCGGTTTAAGTTGGGAACAAATGACATCATGGCAGACTTTAGGAAATCTGTTTGTTGAAGCTATTAAAAATCCTGTAGTGGTTGTTGCAGTTTTGGTGTCTTTATATAACGCTGTTATTGACTTTACTACAAGCGGTGTTTCTGATAGTCAACAAGCATTAACTTATTCCGTACCTAAAAAAGACGAATAATAAGAGGTGTTATAATTGGAAAGTAACTTAGGTTATGTAACCCATAGAAAGAAACTTTTAGATTTTATTATCACAGATTTGAAACAAAGCTTTGGAGATAAATATACTCAATTAACCAAAGATTATTCTATCCAAAATGCTTTAGAGGATTTTTTATATTGTACTAATAATGGCGAATTTGAAATTTTATTAGATGGTAAAGAAATCAACCCTAAAAGAATTTCCGTATTATCTGTTTCTGAAAATAGTACAGATAGTTGGATTTTTACATTCCCCTTTAATAATAAAGATATTAAATTAACCATTAATTTTAAAATAAAAAACAATGGTTTGGTCGCTGATTATGTTATTGAAACAGATGATTCTAATTTAGACAAGAGTATTATTGGTCGAAATATTTCTATCTTTTCTCACGTTGAAAGTAAATTAATTTTTGATAATCAAATCTCTTTTAAATGGAATGATATTAAAAAGGCATATGTGTCTGATGTTGAAATCCCCGAAGTATATGTCGGTGGTTCTTATGTTGTTGAGTTTGACGGTCAAAGATACTCTGACTTACAAATACTCAAACTTGATGAAGATTCTTATTTTTTAGGTGGGGGCGAAAGTTGGGATAGTGCTTGCCAGAAAATTGAATTGATTGGTTCTAATGGCAAAAAAGATTATTCCGATATTCATTCTGCTATACTGTTGACATCTCCTGATGTTTACAGGTATGATGAATTACATTCTCTTAAAGTTTGGGAAGTAAGAGAATTTGTTCATAAAATTGATAGCAAATTTATTCCTCGCGACGATTATACTGATGAAACTATGACTTTTAAAAATATTATTGTTACTGGTGACGGAGTAATCAATCATTTAGTGGTAGATGATAGTTGCACAGTTCCTAATCCAAGTGGAAATAATGATGCTGTTAATAAATTATATTTTGAAGAAAATCAAAATTTAATCAAAGACGATTCTGACCCATATGAGGGAACTTGTTATTATCTCAAGGGATATGATAATGGTTTTAAAATCTATCCTAATGGAGATATAAGAACAAGCGATATTCGCGTTGTAGGAGATATTGCGCTGGCTCGTAAAATAGAGGGTGGACATGAATTTATTTTAACCAATTCTTTAGACGAAAATTCGCCTATTGGAAGTGTGTTAAGTATTGAAACCACAGACAACGGAAATCAAGTTCCAATTCTTTGTTCTGCTAATCCTTATAGAGACGATATGTTGGCAAATAAAGGTTATGTGGATTCTTTACATCCTATTATCCCAGTTGAAAATAACGAACAAATTACGGCTCAAATTTCTAAAACAGGCATTGTTAAATTATCTTTAACGCAAATTGTTAACGCCATGAGAAAGGGCATTGTACCAAAAGTTGTTATTAAGGAGAATTATACTATTAGTAGCAGTAATGTAAGTCGTACATCTATTGTTGACTTAACTTCCATGATGTCTAATGCAGACGATAGTAGTATAACAATTACTGGCACTTCTCCAAAATTCAGCATTACATTGATTATGACAGCAAATAGTGATACTCTAACGATTAATCCTATTTCTAATTAAGTATTAAGGGGGTTATCATATGGCTAAAATTCAAGCACCTTGTGGAGTATTCTTAGATGGAAATTCTTTTGGTGTAGACAAAAAAGAACAAATGATAACCTTGATTGGCGGTGGCGGTGGTGGCGGAATTAAATTTGGAGATTTCACTGTCGCCACCATTCAACAATCAAGTAGCAAGACATTTACAGATGCTTCAAAAATATTAAATGTATTTATTTATGATGAAATTAACGGAGATGAAATCGGATGCGATGTTGATGTTGATAATATAAAAGTCACCGTCACTTTAGCAGACAAACCAAAAGCTCCATTGAGAGTAATTGTTATGTATATATAAGCAAAGGAGTAAGATAATGATTTATTTAGCAAATATAAATTTAAATCAAAATGAATTACAAAACGCAGTCATTTCGCCTTTAACAACAGCTCCAGCTACTCCTAAACAAGGTCAGATTTATTATGATAAAAATACCAATAAGCTCATGCAATATAATGGCAAAAATTGGCAAACAGTTGGTATGATTGTGGAAGATTCTGATATTAACGGTAATATTAAAGTAGATGGCGTTGAAATGACTGTTTATGCTTTGCCGACTGCTACAACTACACAGGTTGGCGGTGTCAAAGTTGGCGCAGGTTTAGCGGTTTCTTCTGATGGCACTTTGAGTGCAACTGGCGGTGGTACTGCCGACGCTGTTGAATGGGCAAATATATTAAGTAAACCTGACACTATCGAGGGCTATGGTATTACTGATGCTAAAATTGATGGAAATACTATCACTTTAGGAAACAATACCACAAATATTGTGTCCTCTGTAGATGGTACAAGTGGAGCAATTACGACAAACGCTGTTAAAACCATTATTCAAGACTTGACAGAAAATCAGAAACAACAAGCAAGAACTAATATCGGTGCAGGCACGAGTTCATTTAGTGGTTCTTATAATGATTTGACAGACAAACCGACTATTGATACCGAAATGTCCGATAGTTCTATTAATGCAGTTCAAAACAAAGTTATCAAATCTTATATTGATAAAATTGTTTCTGCCTCTCAGGGTCTTGAATATAAAGGCACGATTAATTCTGTAGATGATATTCCTACAACTTATAAAGTTGGCTGGTTATATGTGATTGGTACAGCAGGAACATATGTTGGACAAAAATGTGAAGTCGGAGATATGATGATTGCTGTTGTTGCTCGTCAGGGTTCGGGTAATGAAAATTCTGATTGGGATATCATTCAGACTAATATTGACGGAGCGATTACTGAAATCGCTGGTATTACTCCAATAGTTGTTGATGGTGAAAATGCAAAGCGTACTATCTCTATGGCTGATAGCGGAGTAACCGCAAAAGCGTATGGCGATACTACTGCTCAAACTCCCGCTTTTGGTGCTACATTTAAAGTTCCAAGTTTTACTGTTGATAAATTTGGCAGATTAACTGTTGCAGGAGCACACACAGTTACCATTCCCGATGCTATTGCCAGTGCAAGCGCAAACGGTTTGCTAACAAGTGCAGATTATACTTTATTGCATGGTTTAGATACTGATGTAACAAAATTAAAACAAGATGTTTCTACTTTACAAACTTCTGTAGTTACTAAATATAGTTTAACTTTAACTGCTGGACAAACATCTACAACGCAGAATATCACCTCTGGTAGTGATATTTTATCCATTGAAGCTTCTAATGCAACAACAGGAGAAACTATAATGGTCGATTCTGCTTTGGTCGGTACCGTATTGACTATTTCTATTGAAGCTGCGACTGATTATAATATCAAAATTATTGTTGCAACTCTTTAATAGAGAGGTGAAATATTAATGAAAAATTTAGGTCAAATTATTGACCCGAAAGATATACCAACAAAAGAATATGTTGACGCTCTTGGAACTCGTGTATCTACTAATGAAGATAATATAGCTATGGCTGAAAGCGATATTGAATCATTACAAACCGATGTTGCCACATTAAAGACAGGTAATACCGCCAATCAAGCTGCAATTAAAACATTGCAAGATACCTATGTTCCGAATACAAGAAAAATTAATAACAAATCTTTAGACAATGATATAACACTAACAGCTTCCGATGTAGGCGCAATATCTCAAACGAGTGCAGATGACAGATATTTAAAATTAACTGGTGGTACTTTATCTGGTCTATTAGCTATCAATAAAACAGATGCTGTAGATAATTCAACAAGTTTCTTATCTACATTAAAATCAAATAAATTTCCTAACTCTACAAGATATTCAATAGATGATAAGGGTATAATTAAATTAGTAAATCCAGCAGAAAATAACCCTTATTTATATTTTAATCCTACTACAAATCATTTATATATGAGAAAAGATGCTGACAATTCTTCTGGTATTAGTATGGATTATAATACAACTACACCAAATATTGGATTTTTAGGTGTTGCAGGGGGTAAAGTTACAAATTTAGCAACACCTACTAATAATACAGATGCAACAAATAAAGAATATGTTGACACAAAAGCTACGGTTCATTCTTATACAGCGAGTCTATCGACAACATGGACAGGCACAAGTGCGCCGTACACCCAAAGTATCTCGATAAGCGGTATCTTATCGACTGATAAGCCGCATATTACGCCTGTGTACTCGACGACTAATGCGACGGCTATTTTGGAGAAAAAAGCGTGGAACTGTATTAGTAAGGCAGTGACGAGTGCAGGTAAGATAACGTTTACTTGCTTTGAAGAAAAGCCGACCCAAGCGCTCAGTTTGCAGATAGAGGTGATTAGATAATGAGCGAGGCTTTTTTGTATGGACAAACACAGACAGAGAGAGAGACTATAAATGGAATTATTCAGGGAACAAACTCAACAAGACTTCAAGTCAGCAATCTAAGTTTTACACCTAAACACATAACAGTTTTATTGCATACTGATAGTACCCTTGATCCCGGAACATTTATATGGGCATTATATGATAATGGCAATATAACAAGTTATAGTGGAGGAATCAGAGATTACTCACTTACTGTAGATTCGCAGAGTATTACAATACAAATAACCAATGATGGATTTATATTGCAAAATACGAGGATGGATTTTCCCACAACCCAGCAATATTATTATGAAGTATACTAAAATAAATAATTAATTCTAAACAATTCAAACAATAAACAAAAGGAGATTAATATGGCAGAATGTTATTTATATTATCAGACCCGACGGTAGTGTGTGTATTTTTATGGGTTACTTATAAGGAATAAAATAAATATACAATAAAATTACAAGGATAGATAATAACATTATGAACATAGGACAAAAGGGTTTAAATTTAATTAAAAAATATGAAGGTTGCTCTCTTATAGCATATCAAGACAGCTCTGGTATTTGGACTATTGGTTATGGTTGGACTGGAAAAGTTAATGGTAAATCAATATATAAAGGGCTTAAAATCGACCAAAAAACAGCCGATAATTTACTCTTAGATAATCTTATCCTATATGAGAATAAAGTCAATAAATATCAAAGTATTTACCATTTTAACCAAAATGAATTTGACGCTTTAGTTTCATTTTGTTACAATATTGGTAATATCGACCAGTTAACTAATAATGGCAAACGCACAAGAGAGCAGATTAAAGACCATTGGACTGCATATTGCAAATCTAATGGTAAAATATTACAAGGTTTAATTAATAGGAGAGAAGCAGAGTTGAAATTGTTTAATCAAAAAGATAATAATTATATAACTGTATATAAAAATAATCAACCTATTAATTTACAAGCTGTTAATATAAATGGAAATAATTATATTAAATTAAGAGATATTGAAAAAATATCTAATTTAAAAGTTGAATATATTAATGGCACAATTTATATAAAATAAGAAAGGATTGATATAATGGCAATTAATTATAATCCTACTACATGGGTAGATAATACAACACCTGTTAATGCTCAATATCTTAACAATATTGAACAAGGTATTGCTAATGCTACAACTCAAATTAATACAAATACAAATAATATTGCAACAAATACTTCTACTATTAATCAGCATAGTGCTGATATTGCAGAAATTCAACAGGAAATAAGTGGTGGAACAGTGGACGAAAAATATATCAAGTTTATGATGGGTAAGCCGAGCAATATTTCTTCGCCCTATGGGGAAAATTCTTCTTTTAAGGGAAATTTAATTCAGGATTTTATATCGCTTCCGAACCCAATAACTGGAACAAATACTTATACTTACACTCTGTGGTCTGAAACTTTATCTGGAGAGAAAACTAAAGGGTATTTAGAATCTATCTACATTCCTAACTTTACTATGCCCGCCAGAAGTTCAGGGGTGGCAAGAGCGAGAATTATTGTTTCATGCGATGGTAAGACCGCATTAGAACAATCTTTGTGGGTGGGCATTATATCATCGTCAAGTTCTGTTACTTCTAATTGTACTTTAGGAATTGTTTATCCTTATGCTTTTACCTCTTTAACTTCTGGTTATCAAGTATTAGCACAGCTACAATCAAACCAAGGGTTGAAACCAATTCTAATCCCATCTACACAGTCTGCTTTTAGTGTATTGGAATATTTTCCAAATAATAACAAATCAGATGTAAGTTTGAATTTTATTCAAGGTACTGCTGGAACTAATACCGTTATTGGCTTGTTAAATAACCCTTTTGAATTTAGTCAAAATATTACTGTTCAATTAATTTTTACTAATGTAGCAGGCCAACCGACAATTCCTACTTTGCAGGGTATTCGTAGGTATACAATCTCTTAATTAGGTGAGAATAAATGTCATTAACAAAACCTATCATAGGCTCGATTAAAGCATTTGATTCATCAACTCAAAAAATAATTGAATTTATATCTCAAGCAGGGCAACAGGTTATTGGAAATACATTAGTCATCAAGAACCAATTAACAGGAAATACAGTTTTTAATGATTATACTGAAACATTTCAGTATAATCATATTATCCCTGCTAATACTTTAACAAATGGAACATCATACCAAGCTACAATTCAAACTTTTGGTGTAGATAGTGTTTCATCTCCTGTTTCAGACCCCGTTCAATTTCAATGTTTATCAACGCCGATTATCAATATCTCAAATCTACCAGTTTCATTGATAATTCAAGCCTCGAATTATAATTTCATTGGAGATTACTACCAAGCCCAAGGTGAGTTGCTACAATATTTCGAGTTTAATCTTTATGATAATAATGGTATATTGTTATCTACAAGTGGAGCAGTCTATTCTACAGATATTCAATATACATTTTATGGGTTAGAGGATAATACCGCATATTTCATTGAATTAATTGTCAATACAGTTAATGGAATAACCACTTCAACAGGACAAATTTTATTTAATGTCGATTATATCATTCCTGACTTTTATACAATTAATCAATTAGAAAATTTGTGCGATACTGGGCAAGTTCAAATTAGCTCTAATATTCATGTAATCGTTGGTTCATCTAATCCATCTCCTCCTATTTATATAGACGATAAAGAGGTGGATTTAAGAAAAGATGGTTCGTGGGTTAGATTCGAAGATGGATTTTCTATAGATAATGACTTTACTTTAAAATTAATTGGTAGAGATTTTAAACCCAATAGTAAAATTATTGAATTATCTGGAAATAATGGAAAGTTAATATTAAATTGGGTCGTTGATAACTTTACATTCGATGAAGAAAAAGCTTTTATTGAGCTTTATTGTTATAACGATGATTTAACAGAGTTTAAATACTATATCAAATCTAATTATATTTCGACCCCAAATGCAACCGAAGATGTATTTGTGTGGTTGCGAAGAATAGATAATTTATATGATTTAAGAATAGAAAACATGGGAGTGGTAGCATGATAACTTTAGGGTATAATTTCTTTTCTGATTCTGAAAGTTTATCTCCGACTCCAACAAATAAAATAACATTTAATTTCATTCAGCTACAAAATGGCATTTTTGATTATTTAGGCATTTCGAGAGATATATCGCAATCTTATAATACAGATAAGTTTGTATGGGATGCGAATACAATTTTAAATGCAGATTTCAACGGAAATTTAAACGCAGGAAATGCCTCTTTTGTAGTTGATGAAATTAGTGCTATTAGAATTAAAAGAAAGAAAAGAACTGACTTTAATTGGATTACTTTGAAAGAAATTAAAATCTCTTCTGTAGACGACTTAAATTTCATTTATTTAGACAATTATGCAAGTGCCAGAGAAACTTATGATTATGCTTTAGTTCCTGTTTATGGGCAGGAAGAGGGCGACTATTTAACCAATAGTATTTATAGTGATTTTAATGGACTATTTGTGGTTGATAAAGATAACAATATTCAATTATATAAAGAATGGGAAAATAATTCCAAACAACAAGTTCAACAAATTGGACAATTTATGCCTTTTGGAGAGCAATATCCTACAATTATTAAGAATGGTAAATTAAATTATAAACAGGGTTCTGTGAGAGCATTTCCAACCATCTCTAATTTGCCTCATGTGGATATTGACTTGGAGCGAAAACATTTAGAAATTATCAATTCTTTCTTTTCTAATGGCAACGCTAAAATCATGAAAGATAGCAACGGCAATACTTATCTTATTATGATTGTGGATAATATTAACCAATCAGATATAAAATCAATGGGAAATGCTCTTTCTTATATTGAATTTAGTTGGGTTGAAATTGGAAACGCAAATAGCCAAAAGGATTTGTATAATAACAATCTTGTTGACTATTTACAATAAAAGGAGTGATTTAATGGCTGCGACAGTTGATGTAACTCCGTGGGTGGCAACTTCTGAAAATTCATATGATTGGCTTAACTGGACAGATATTAGTGCTACTCATATGTTGGAAATTACAAGCATTTCATCAAATCTAATTCAACTTAAAAGTAATACTTGCGATTTTAGTTCTATTACTCAAGCTGAAAGAAAAAATATCGGACTGCTTTTATTTTCTCCTAATGTAGATATTGAGGGAAATAAAGGTTCGGTGCGTATTTCAATCGCTACTTTAAATTATTTTGGGGTGTTGTATAAATATAATGCAGGCTCTTGGAGTGTTTACGAAGATGGATTTAAAGCTGGGGCGTTATATGCAATAATGTATAATTATATTCATGGTTTTTTTGTAGTTTTAAATATATAAAGCGGAGGTGAAGTTATGTCAAATACTTATCCAGATTTGCCAAGAACAAGTTTCCCTGACAATATAGATAGTATTCCAGATTACTCAGATGTTTCTAATGCAAGCGAAGTTTCTTTGGTAAATCAAATTCAAGATTATATGTTGCAAGGCAATTTTAGTGCAGCCCAACAGTTATTGGCTCAAAATCCCTCTTTATATAATAAAATGATTAATGCCGATAAATTAAATACAAATAGAGATATTATTGTTGCATTGGAACGATATTTAAAAACAGATTACCAACAATATATTGAAGCGAAACAAGAAGCATGGGAAGTTATTGCCTCTGAATTAAAATATATTGGGGAATTTGCTTTTAATAAATTATACAATGTTAATAATATGGTTTCTTATACAGTAGATAATGTTGATTCTTTATTTATTTGTATTAAAGTAACGCCAACTACTGGCATTATTCCTACCAATACAGAATATTGGCGTCAAGTCACTATTAAAGGTGAAAAGGGCGATAGTGGTGTTGGTCTTGTATATGTGGGGGATTATTCAAGTCAAATAACATATCAGATTGATAACTTAATCTCTTACAATGGCGGTTTGTATGCTTCTAAAGGAAATAATAATAAAGGGTATTCACCAAATAATTCTAATTGGTGGACATTAGTATTAAAAGCTCCCAAACCTCAAACTTACATCATTGCTTCTACACAGCCATCGGGATTAGAAGTTGGAGATTTTTGGTTTAAATTGGTAGGTGGAACATCTTGATTAATTATCATTTTAGACAAGAATTAATGGAAGATATTCATATTGCAGAAAGATTATTGTGGACTAATTTCTGTCAGCTTCTTAACCAGAATAAATATGACGAAGCTCATCAAATATTAACTTCAAATCCATCTTTAATTGGTAAAATATTTAATGCAGAAAAGATTAATAAGCAGTCTGACGGATTAAAATATATAGAGGACAATATCAAAGATGGCGTTGATGGATTTTTAGAAAGAGCGTTGGAGGAGCAAGGAGAAAGATTTGCCAATTTTGAATATATAGGAGAATTTGATATCTCCGCACAATATTTAATCAACAATATTGTTTCATATCAGCATAAATCATATTTATCATTAGCAAATCAAAAAGGTATTGTTCCTGATATAAATAGCACCTCATGGGTGGAATTTAATTTTATTGGTGATACAGGATATGGTTCTGATTTAACATATGCTGGAACTTTTCAATCTGGTCAAGTTTATGAGAAAAATAATGTTGTAACAAGTGAAGATGGAAAATCTTTATATATTGCAAAAGACGGAAATCAGAATATTCCTTTAACTAATACGCAATATTGGACATTATTGTTTACTGTATCTGATGATATTGAAAAATTCAATTTATATCAAAAGCAAGCAGAATTAAAAAATCTTACTATTTGTGGACAGTTTATTTGTGGAACTCAAAAATGTGGAGAAAATCAATTATTATTAGACAATCAACCTTTAAGAAAAGGTAGAATATGGTTTGTTGTTTCGGGTTTTACAAGAAGAACTGTTACGGCTATTTGTGGCACTTTTAAATGTAATGAGAAAAAGTGTGGACAAGTAGAATATATTTAAGGATAAAAGGAGGATTTATTTTGGCTACTCAATATGTATGCTTGCAAAGAGCGACTTCAAGTACGGAATCTGATTATATTAATATAAAAAATTTACAATCTACCTTTACAGATGTTACTGTCAATTCTTCTACGGCAAGTTTAATTGACATAACCGTTCCTTATTTAGAAACGAGAGATTTTGATGTTAGTGGCTTAATCGCATTTATTCCTAATATTGTAAATAACGCTGGGGCGAATATCACAATTAATGGTGTTACAATGCCTATGGTTACAGCTCAAGGAACTGCGATTGCGGCTGGTTTACTTAAAAGCGATGCGATGTGTTTGGGTAAAATATATAATAATAAATTTTATGTATTTAATATTTATTAATAGAAGAGGTGATTAATATTGGCTTATTTAATCACTGCTGAAGATTATAACTTAATTCAATTAAAAAGTCATAAAAGATATGTAAGAATTGATTTATTAAATTCTAAATATCAAGTTGTTGATAGCCTTGAGAGTGATATATTTGATGGCTCTATAACCATTGACGCAACTTCTGATTTAAGACGTTCTTGTACTCTATCTGTTGTTATTAAAGATAAGAATTTTGATATAGACGAGGGTGGAAGAATTTGGCTCGATAAAAGGATTCAGATTTATATTGGAGAAGAAAATCCGAGAACAAAAGATATTGTCTGGTGGAATATGGGTATATTTATAATTAACAATCCTGAACGTGTATATAATTCTCAAACTAATACTTTAACAATTAATGGCTTAGATTTAATGTCTTTGCTAACAGGAGATAGAAATGGTTATATTCCCGATATGACTGTCGTAGTGCCTATTAATAGTAATATTACACAAGCTATTCAGGATACCATTGTTCAAATGGGAAAGATTGGAAAATATGCTTTAGATAACATAGGTCAAGTTACACCGTATGAATTAAAATTTGAAAGTGGCACGACAGTATATGAAATAATTTCACAATTAAGAGATTTATATTATACATGGCAAATATATTTTGATATTGATGGCACTTTTAGGTTTAATCGGATTCCCAATGGATTAGATGATTCTGTTGTATTTGACTTCACTCAATTAACAACAGGATTGATAACATCTATTTCCTCGACAACAGACTTTTCTAATATTAAAAATTCTGTAAAAGTATATGGTCGAGTTTTAGAAGATGGTAGTCAAGTTGAATCGGAATTACAAGACAAAGACCCCAATAGTCCATTTAGAATTGAAGGAACAATAGGTGAAATTTGGCTACCTTTAATTCAGGATGATAATATTATTAATCAAGAGCAATGTGACGATAGATGTAAATATGAATTAATTTTACATTCAAGATTCAATGATAGCATTAATATCCAATGTATTCCTATACCGTTTTTAGACGTAAATCAAAAAATTAGAGTAGAAAATCCAGATGGGAAAATTGAAGATTATCTAATTCAAACAATAAATATTCCATTGTCTGTAGACCAACAAATGAGTATGGAGTGTATTAAAGTCTATGCTGAAATTAAATAGAAATGATTTGTTGTGAATAAAATTTCAGTTCTTTGTAATTTGTCTTTAAACAGAGATGATTTTACTGTTGCTGGTATAACAACAAGAAAATTAAACTCTATAAAGATTTAATAAATAATAAAAGAGAGGTCAAATACCTCTCTTATTTTTTTTAACTTTTACTATTATTATCTACATAGATAAGCTTGTCATTTCTAAAATTTTCATTATCCTAATTTAAACACTCCATCTCTCCAAATAAGATTTTCAACTTGCTTAGATATATTTTTTGGTTTATAATTATGTTTACAATTTTTAATTTTAAAACGATAATGTTTTCCATATTTTATGCTATAATATATTTTATAACGATACTTCGTTCTTTCTCCATAATAGTGGCTTATTGTAATAGTATCATTTTCAGTAGTAGTTCTCCAAGCGAATAATACTTCTGGGGGCTTGTTAAGCACGAAAGCCTGCTTTAATGAATTAGACATAAACTACCTCCTTTAATTACAATATCTTTTACATTCTAAATCAGTATTTGGGTATAAATCTACGACGATTAAATCCTTTTGAATATTTTCTCCTCCATGAATAATTCCAACAACTGTACTTTCTAAGGAATAAATTCTAAAAAATTCATGATGACTTCCAAAATCAATCCATAAATAATTCTCTCTTTTTACTTCTCTTGTGTAATAACACTCAGAACCCATTTCTTTAATCAGTCTGAACATTTCTTTTTTAGCTTCGGAGATCGAATCAAAGATGCCTTTATCTATTCTTTCGTTATTTGCATTTTGAAATTCTAATTTATAAGATATCATGATTCGTCCTCCTCTACATATTCATCTTCTAATATCAAACTGTATTCTTGTGTTAGAATTATATCACAACCACAATATGGACATTCTTGATAATATGTTGTATAAAACTCTTTGTCACCTATAAATACACTATCTTGATATGTCCAATCATCATTATTTAATATTTCTTTACAACGTGGGCATTGATAATCTTTTCTCAATATAATACCTCCTCAAAAACCTGTAAAATAAGATTTTCTTTTTCTTCTAATTCACTAAAAGGAGTTGATTGAAACCATAATAGTTGTTTCTTGGTAAAATCAAAAAACCAAGAATTGATATATGCTTCTGGAACTAAATTTTCTTTTTTGCATTTTATCCAAAGCTTATCAGAATATATATCCCATGCTTTATTAAAAATATCCTGAAATTTATAGAATACTTTCTGATGTTCTCCGGCATCAGGGATTATGAGATAAGTACCTCTTTCTAAATTGGGAATTAATAGAGCTTCTGTAATGCCACACATTTTACTTATCGGTCTTACTCTGACACATTCATGATAGTAAAATTTTTGTTCTGGAGTGCCCCCCAAATATAATCATAGGTTTCTATAGCATTACTAAAATATAAAATTTTCATTATTTATCCTCCTAATTTTCAAATGGATTTTCTTTTCGGTATTGATATTTATAAACATAATTAATCAATTTGCAAATTTCTTCGATTTGTCTATCCTTTTCTTCTACGGAGTTTCTTAACTCTTCTTTTGTACCATCTAAAAGATAGGGGTCAACCATTTTGGTAACCTGTTTATCTTTTTGGTGAATTAAAGATGTTACACGTTCAAAGAGAAAGTTTAAAGTTAATATCCAGATATCCTTATTATTCATTTACTTTCTCTCCTTTAATATTTAAAATTGCCTTATTTCCACATAAAGGACAAATATATTGATATTTAGGTGGATTAGAGCATAAGGCATATTCTAATCTCATTTCCGTGCCACACTTATCACAACGAATTGACTTATCATAACTTTTCTTAATTACCAAAAGAAAGATAACAATGGTTGTAATAAACAAAATTACTTTTAAAATATTAATCATTCTATGTCTCCTTTAATTGTGTGAAAAATCAATACAAATATCCATAGGATCATCAGCCTGAATACCAAAACGGATTTCATCAAATGTTTCTTCAAACCAATTATCCATAAAAATATTGTAACCTAAAGCTCGAATTTCATTTAGAATATTATTTAACCGTTCTTCATATTGACTTAGCGCCAATCTTTTTTGTCTTAAATCTAATAGTTTTTGGACTTCTTTTAAATTTTCTATGTTTGCCGTTTGGATATATTTGTCCACATCCTTTAAAGTAATTAATTTTTCATATTCGTTTTGTATCAACATTATCGATCCCTTCGTTCTTCACTATTAGCTCGACTAAACACATTTTTCCCATTTGAAGTGTATACAATTATATCATCGTGATAATGAAAATTCAAATCTGTCACAGGTATTTCTTTTCTAATTTGAGAAGCCAACCTGTCTGTTGTTCTCTGAATCCATTTCTCCCTAATTTGATGATATGCGCTATCTAAATCTTCGTAACTTATTCTTTCAAAATTAATATTAAGTCTCATTTTGTCCTCCTTTTAATTTTCAAAAGAAAATACCATATCGCCACTATTGTTTAAGTATACGCGTATTTTTCCATAAGTATTACAATCTTTAAACGAGTCTTTGACAAAAAAAGTTCCCAATTCATTTGCTTCATCTATAAGTTTTTGAATTTTACTTACAATTTCTTTTCTATGAAGAATTTTTCTATCCATTTGTATATTAGCAATGATTTGTAATAATTCTTCAAGTTCTTGTGTACTCATATTTATTAATTCTTTTTCATCAATTCTCATTTATTAACACTTTCCTTTATACGTTTTTTAAATTTTTCTATTTCCTTTTTGTGTTTTTTCAATGCATATTTACAAATTTCTTTGTTAGTCTCTGGAAATACTTGCTTAGCATAACTTGAAAAAGACTCTGTATTGTACCAATCATTTTCTTCAACATTAATTATTTTTATAAAATCTGTATAGTTTAATAAAGCATATTGATACTTTTTCTTACAACAATATATTCGCCTATCATATGGACAAAAGATTAGTTTGTAATTAAAATTATTATCAACCCAAGAAAAAAAATTATTAATCATATTATCACATTCCCTTTGTTATTTTATAAATTGTTTCAATCGTTTCATGACTTGTCCGTGGAATTTCCCAATGTGCTGTTGTATATCTTTCTTCTTTATTATTTTTGATAAAATTATCAATTTGGTCTCTTAAATCATCATATTTTCCAATAAGAGCTAACAAATGCTGTTGCTCAAAGTGATAGTTTTTAATGGCTTTATTTTTATCTGCTCCATCTGGATAAATTTTAATTACCTCTTCTTTTACTATGACTTCTCTTATTGTCGAATAAAATTCATCACGCAAATCTATAAAAGGATAATACAATTCTTTTAGTTGTAAATCTGCTGGAGTATCTGCATTTTTCTTTTTCTTTTTAAACATTATTAACATTCTCCTTTATTTGTTTTCTTAAAGAATCCACTTCCTTCTTGCTTTGCTCTAAAGTGTATTTAGCGTTAATAATATTACTTTAATCATTATAATACATCTCTTTTTCTAACTATATCAGCATAAGACTTAGGGACAATGTGTTCTCTAAATTCGTCCAAATCAGTATCTTTAAAATCTCTCTCTTAAAACATCTTTGACGCTTTTTTCTTCTTCTCTATCGTTGCAATTTCTCATTGTTTTAAATTGAAACACCATATTTACAATACCACGCCAAAAATTAAAATGTCTTAATTCAATTTCCCATCCTAATTTTGAATACGCCCACACAATAATGTCTATAGCAAACAAAATGTTTTCTCTTGAATTTAAATCTTGTTTTTTAAGCAAGTCTGATTGAATATCAAAAGATAATTCTCCTTTTGATAAGTGTTTGTCGATTTCAGTTTCAAGAAAATCTAATAAAAAATCAATATCCATTTCTTTAGTCTTTTCTTTTAAAATATTGTAATAATTCACTGTTGTAATCATTTTAAAACCTCCTTGTACTTATTGATGTGTTTAATATTATCAAAATAGTATAAATCGTTAAAATAATAATCAAATTCTTTAGGGGATAAACCTTTTAACCATTTGTGCAATCTACCATCTTCAAGAATGTCTGCAATTTTACAAACTTCCTGACCTTTAGTTGTAAGCATTGTACTTTTGGTAATTAACCTTGAATGATATAGGGCTTCTTTGGCTTCATTAAAGTTTTCTGCCCAGCCAATACATTCTGCTTTTTGGCTATCAATAATCAATACAATTTCATCAATTAAATTTTTCTTTCCTTTCCCTTTCATTTTTCAATACCTCCCAAATAAAATTCAACTATCGGCAATGATACTTTTTCCATAAATTCATCCTAACTTCTATTATGACAAATTTCTTTTATGCTTTCTAAAAGAGATAAAACTTTCTTTTTACTATATTCCTCATTCTCAAAACCTTCTATCATTTCTTCAATTTCCAAAAGAGTGCTTGTTAAATACGAAATATCCTCATAAGCAGAATCCAAGTCTGTGTCTTGCAATGAGATGATTCCATCTTCTAAATCCTCATAATATTCTCGCTCTCTTTTTAATTCATCTGCTAATTCATAAGAATAGTTATCTTCGATATCCTGTAGAATTTGTTCTTTGTTCCCCGCCCATATTTGACTTCCGTCATTTCTCAAGAAACAAACTTTCATTCTATACCCCTCACTTCCATTAAACGCGAGCCATTTCAATATCTTCGACTAACATACTATCTTGGAACAATTCATATAAAGACGTATCACTTAATTCTTCTAATACAAATAATAATACATCTAATTTATGTTTTAAGTATGTTTGTAATTCTTCATTATTAGAATTATCATCCAAGCGTAAAAAGGTATCAAAAATTGCGTCATACATTTTACCATTATCAATTTTCATAATTATTCACTCTCCTTAAATTCTACTCCAATACTTTTTAACCAATCTTTAAGTTCTTCAACTGACATATTTTTAATTCTTTCAGATAAATCTTTAAGACTTTCTTCAAATTGATTCATCAATAATTACCCCCCCTCGTCTGGGTAAAACTTTCTCACAAAAATTCTTTTCATTTTCGGTTAATTCATCATAAATAACTTCTGTATGGCTTTTATCAAGTTTATTTTGTGAGATAATTTTATCCACAGGTGTCATGTAAAGTTTGCCTCCTAATTGATAATTGTTGATAATAAACTTAATTTTCATTTCAATCATTCCTCTCTTTTAATTTATATATGTATTATAATATAGCAAATATTATTTGTCAATAGCTTTTTTACAATTTTCTATAAACAAAAGCAATAGATAAATATAAGTTTTATTAATGGGGAAAATGAGGTTTACTGGAATGATGATTTTTTTCTTAAAAAATTAAAAATACTGCTTATTTGGTTCGTAAATGAGACGCCAAAAAAGGATTGAATTAATTCAAGCCCAAAATTCAAAAACTAAATCATCATTTTCATCAAGCGATACTGATGCAAAACACATTTCTTCACCATTAACAGTATAGCCCATGCATAAATCATTTGCTTTGTGTATAAGTTTATCAAACTCTTTTGCAATTTGTTGATATTGTGATTTGTCTCTTCTTTTATTTTCTTCATCAATCATTTTTTGTAATTTGTTTATTTCTGCCTTGGTCATGTCTTGTAAATCTTTTTCATTAATCATTTTTATCAATCTCCTTTTTTATACTTCTTCACATATGGATAGTAAAACTTGTAAGTTTTCATGAAATTCGTTGGTGTCTGTGGTTAAATTATCTCTATACCAATCGCGCAATATAGGACTATCTGTTGCATTTTCTTCATTTGTTTTCATAAATAAATAAAGGCAATCATTCTCTTCTGAATTAGCAGGGCATAAAACTACAAGCATTTCTGTTGCATAATACCTTTTTGTTTCTTCTGTTTTTAACAAATATAAATTGTAATAGTCTAAAGGTCTTAATACAATATCTTCTGTTAATGCAATAATATTTTCTGCCTTTATATAGCAATTTTGTAGTTCCTGCACTTCACTTAAACTTTCTAAGAAAGGATATTTTTTTACTATCATTTTAATTCGCTCCTTTTTAAATATGAGTGTCGGTCGTTAAGTACATCTCTTGCAAATGCTTCTTTCTTTGCCCAATAGCACAATTTTGTCCAGTCGCAAAATGCATCTTCCTCATAGAAATTATCATTTGATTGCTGATTAAGTAATCCATAATAATCATCTTCCGATAATAATTGATAATATTCTTCTAAATTGCAACATGAATTACTCATTTTCCATCTCCCTTTTTTAGTCTTTTATCACCCACCCTTTCGATACTGTTAGTATAACAAAAGATGATTTTCCTGTCAACCTGTTTTTTAATAAAAAAAACAGAGATTTTCAACCTCTGTTTTTATGATAGATATTATTTTTATTTATTTATTATTTGCCACTACTGCCTAATTTTCCTGCTCCACGTTCTGTTTTAGAATTTTCAATAACAGCTAAGGGTACTTCTTGAACTTGAAATTTAGGCAACTCAAAGATAATAGCTTGACAGATTGCTTTCTCATACGGATAAACAATATAATCTTTTTCTAAACTCATTTTCTTTTGGTCGGTTAAATCTTTATGAATAACAAGCGGCTTGTCATTATGGTTAGTAATGGGAACTAACCACTCTCCTCGATAAATGGAGTCGATAATCGAAATGTTATCTTGTAGGCTTTTTATCCTACAATTCTTATGCTTTTCCATCGCATAAGTCCAGCATACATTTTCTCCCTCGTTTAGACGTTAGGTTTTCAGTTTATCCTATAGATAAACGAGATGGGGGCTCGTGGGGAGATTATTGCTCTCTTATATCGCTCACTCCCTATGCGTTACGAATTATATTAGATAGATATAACCCTCGGTATTACCTTATAAAACGGAAGGCTTCACCGATACACCCCATTTTATTACCTTAATATTTCTATTAAGGACGGCACTTTTTAAATTCATCGAGTTTTATAAGGAAATCGTTAAATTTATTATACTTTCTTTCCAGCCTTAAATAAGAAGAATCTTTGTATAACAACTCATATAACTTACATAGAGAATCAAGTTTAGAAACTCGAACATAATAAAAATCTTGAGAATACCTCTCTTTTCGATCTTGTTTTAAAACAGCATCTATTCCCCAAAATTTAAAAGCATTATAAAACCAAATCATAGTAGCTTTATTTCCACAAAGAGACAAATGGAAATCACTCGGAACAATATAATTTCTTCCTGTATGAGCAGGGCAACTATAAATACTTCCATCTCCATCAAAATACCCACGAATGAAATGCCAAACAAATAAGTCATCCGATTTAAAAGATGGAGTGTAAGTCCATGTTTTTCTATCTATGATATTATATTTAGATAAGTCTGTATATAATTTTTCACTGTTAATTTGAAGATGAGTATATTTGTTATCTCTTTCATATATAGGGTAATTACTTTTTAAATAAAAATTAAACATCTCCAACAATTCTTTATCTCTCTTTTGACAAATAATACTAATCATTCCGATATGGTTATTTCTTTTATATGCGCACCCATCGGCGGCTAAATATCCTATAAAGTACGCTTTGTCTGCTGAATCAATTTTAGAGAAATAATTTTCATTCAAATAGTACGTTCTATTCATTTTCCCTTTTAACCCAGCCTCCATCCATATCTTAGAAATAAGAGCAGAAGAGCATTTTAGTTCCTTAGAGACATTTCGAGCATTATTGCAATAGTATTGGCTAACTATATATTCCACTTCACATAAAGATAGCTCTGGTCTGTATTGATTTACAAATCCAATACTTTTAGCATAAGAGAGAATTGTTCCTTTATCTACATTGTAAATTTTAGCTACCTTTCTCGCGCTTTTAAGCTCTTGGTAATATTGTATAAATTCTTCTTTATTAACTCTGTCTTTAAAATTCAATTTCGTTCTCACCCAATTTTACGCTTTGTACCGCAGCGTTGTCCAATTCCTTTTGTTCCTGTCGAGCCTCTTTCTTTAAGAATGACTACATAATCTTTGTCAAACATAGAATACAATCCAGTAGGAATAATTTTGGTTTCATGAGGTTGAATTAGCATAAATTCCTCTTGAAAATAAGGATAGATGTCATATCCTGCATCTCCTACACGTTTTGTTGGAATTTTAATTTCCTCGTTAATTCTTGCAAAACTAATTGTTTTCATAAAGCTCTGCTCCTTTTGCCCAGTTTAATTTCGGTGTCCCTAATGTGTAAATACTATTGTTTGTTTCGAGGCTATTTTCGTCAATAGAAATTACTCTCGATGTTACAATAACCTTGCCTTCGTATTCACCCATAATATGAAAATGTGGTTCTTTGTTTGGATTATCTACAAATGCAATCCAATTTTCAATCGTTCCTTTTAATTCCTTCATGTCCTTTTACTCCTTATGATATTTTTTTAGCGTACTGATTATTACTAATTAATTCCACTCCCAAAACTTCATCATAATGTTTTTCTTCATTTGGTTTAAATCTACCAAATTTTACAATAACATTCGGATAATGCTGGAGAGTTTTTACTTCTCCGATTATTTCATGTTCATAATACCCTGTATAGATAACAATGTCATCTTTGCGATTATATACATTTCTAAATTTATGCAAAAACAAAACTATATCCTCAAATTGTAACATCGGCTCTAAACCACCAAAAACTACCGCTTTACTAATAGGATTATTGATATATCTATCAATAATTTCATCAATAGATATATCAATATTAGGTTGAGCGTAAATTGGTTCATTTTGACAGACAGAAACAGGAATATTTGCTTCTTTGCAACATTTAAAATTGCAAGAAATACAACCAATTACCATAGAGGGTTTTTTATAATTTGAAAAATCCTCATCAATAATAGTTTTGATAAGCATTATAATTCACCTTTTGTTTGCGATAAATCGTACCATTGTCTTGCTTTAAATTCTTTAAATCTATCAGAAGAATATGCCTTAGACGGAGATAAATAGCCTACAATTCTTTGATAGGTGTCATAAACGCCCTCGCCACAAACTGGGCAAATATCTGTTCCGACAAAACCATGATGATTTTTGCAAGCGTTAATTTTGGTATTAAATGCAAAATAAATAACTCCTGCTTGTGCAATAGTGTTTAACATATCCCACGCAACATCGGTATTTGGGAAATTCTTCTCTAAATTTACATGTAGGATACTACCGCCTGAACATTTAATGTCAAGAATAGAGCTCAGTTTTAATTTTTCTTTTATTGTGCTTTTTGCCATGAGCGGTATCCATTGATTAGAATAGATGAAATTAGAGCAATCTTTATCATATAGCATATTATCTTTGGCACATAAAACTACCGCTGCTCTTTCGGCAGGAACAGATTCTACATTAAAACTGTATTTGTTAGTAAAATTATCTTTAACTTCATTGATAGTATCAAAGATTTTACATGCAAATTCAATTCCTTTGTCTGTGTAACCGATATTTCCAAATTCATCTTTTGTTGTATATCCAAATTTGTCAATAGTTTCATATAGACCTAAAATGCCGATTGTAGAATATTGCTTATCCATCTCCATTCCACCGTCTATATAATTAGGCAATAAACCCTTTTCAATATTTCTTTTAATAATTTCTCTTTGGACATCTAAAATTTTACAAGACAATTCAATTCTGTGTTTTAGTAGTTTCAAATATTTATCTTCGTTATTTCCGACTTCATAATAAATTCTAACTAAATTAGTAGTGTTTACTTTAATTGAACCAATAGATAAAGCTGTGCCTCCAATAGAATTAATAAAGCCAGATAATTTTGTAGTATTGCTCAAGAGTCTACAACAGTTAGATAAGGTTGTTACATCTCCACTAACAAAGAAATTGCTATCGTTCCATGTAACATTATGGTCTGAACACCAACGAGCAAATTCTTCATCTATAAACTTGTTGTCTTTATACAATAAAGAATATGTCAAAACAGGAAAGGTGAACATATTTTTACTTCTAATTTCTGATACAACTTCCATGAAAACTTTTTGATGCTCAATTAATTCTTCGACACAATCAATAGCAAAAGTTCCGTCTGGATATTCCAAACCGCCAAATAAGCTTTTAATATACTCTCTATCAAAAATAGATACATTAACAAATGCACTTTGGTCTACTCGCATAAAAGGTTGATTTAATCTGTAAATTAGCTTTTGGAAAGTCTGTTTTAGATAATATTCAGGAGATTTAATATAATATCCAGTTTCACAATCCTTTTTCCAGAAATAATAAGTCCAAATTAAAACATTGGGAATCCCTACTGCGCCCGAAGAACGATTCGAGAAGTAGCTAATAAATTCAATTACATCATCGATAAAAGTAGTTAAATGTTGAGGAGGCTCGTTATTATAATTATCCAAAAAAAACAATCCTTCTTTGGCTAATCTACTCAAATCGTAAGCGAAGCAGTAGGCTAAAAATGTAGAAGTTGGAGCATCGTGCATATAATAAGCACCATTGTATTCGCATTCAAGCCATTCTCTTGCATCTTTTAACCCATATTTTTTGTTCATTTCATAGAATAGCTTATTAAAGGCGAATAATTTATCGTGGGATTTTCCTTTTTCACTTAACAAACTCCTAATATCCTTATGAGAAGCATTAGCATTAGCATCAATCGTAACGTCTGCTACGTTTTTATCAACAAAATTGTCAATAAAGTCGCTAAAATTCATTTGGCTGTCATGGAAACCATTAAGGATTTCAAAATCCTCTCCGTATTTCTCTATGAGTTTATTTAATGTCGTTGTAAAATTTTTATCTGTTTTAATTCTAATATCCAACCTTATGCCTCCTGTTTGTTTACCCACTGAACAGCTTGCTCAAAATTCATAAGCTTACCGTTATCAACTTTCATTTGTGGTACTGCTAAAATATCTAATTCCAACATTTTGTTCACATCGGTCTCTTCTAAAAAAGGAATGTTTTTTTCTTTTAATTTCTTTTTTAGAATTTGACACTTAGGACAAGTATTTGTTGTGTAAATAGTAATTTGCAATAATCATCACTCCTTTAAAATTTTGGATATATATTATATCATATTTTTCATGTTTTGTAAAGAGTTATTTCAAAAGTTTTAACAAAAATTTTACACAATCTTCACAGACCCAAAAATTTTCTTCATATGGATTATTAATACTGATTGCATCAACATTAATATTGTACCCACTAAAGAAATTTTCAAACTCTCTACCACATAAAGGACAATAATACATATTCATATCCCCCTCTTTTTAATTAAAAGAATAAGTCAATCCAACTATCAAACCCAGATTTTACTCCATAATCCTTATAATACTGATTAATTAAAGCTTGCAATTCTTTTTCTTTTTGTGTAATTTCATCGAGTCTTGCTTTTTTCTGCGCTTTCAATTCTTCCTTTTCGCGTTTTTCTTCATTCAACTTTTCTTCATACTGCAATGCTTCATTTTCATTTTCAAACACTTTACCCTCAACATAGTATTTCATAATTATTCCTCCAGTTTTGTTAATATAGAATATCTTTTCAATATCCATTCTTTTTCATCAGTCTTATACCAATTTCCTCTTTCGTCTTTTCGACTTTTATTTTTATGTTCAAATTCACATCTTAATACTTCACCCCCTTCGATAGGATATTTTGAATACCATTTTTTGTCAAGTTTAATTAATTGACTTTTGCCATTCTTAGGTTTATATAGTTGGGCAAACGGTGTTCCATATTTATTCTTCTCAATGCCCATAACCATATAAACATCTCGTCCTGCGTTATCTATATGAATATCAGTGTATCCTAAAGATTTTAACTGATAATAACTTTTTTGATATAATGTACAATCCTTTATATTTATTTGTTGCATTATTTCATCAATCATCATACATGAATCATAAATAAAAATCGTCTTTTCTGTTTCTTTCTTGATAATATTATTCGATAAAGAATAGCCAAAATCCTGCTTTTTTACTTGAGTTTTTCCAAAGTATTTTTGAAATATAGAATAATATTCTAAAAGATAATTTACATCTCCGAATTTATCAAAAAACCCTAATTTAATCAAAATCTCCATTGAGGTTTTATTAATCTTTTTGCCGTTTACTTTAATCTGCTCGGTCATATATAGCAATTCAAGAAAATCATCGGGATTTTTTTTGGATATTTGATAAAGAATATCATTTGCTATATTTTGCATAGATTTAATACTTGATAAAATAGGATAAATATATTTCGTATCATCTTCGACTATGGCAGTATCATAATTCTTGCCAAACTTGGGAATTTTATTCTCATAATAATAAAATTCTTCTGCTTCTAAAGTTAGTTTATTAATTTTATCTTTATTTCCTTTTGCAAAGTAATGATTGATGGTTGTTTCGTAAAATTTTGAAGTATAATGTGATTTAAAATAAGCCAAATAAAGGCTATCAAATGCCATAGATAAAGCATGGGGTGAGTTTGAAGTAACAATCCCATCATTTACAACAAAATTATGTGCAGGGTCAGCCATAGACACATTGTAAACTTGTTCTTTTGTCTTGTACTCAATGGAAATAATTTCATCTTCATAAACTGGAATACCATCAAAACATATTCCGATAAAATCAGGTTTAACATAAAATTTATCCCCAATTTTTAATTCTTTTAAAGGCAATTTTCCTTTAGGAGTTGGAAATTTATGTTCCATAGTACAATCAATAGTTTTCCCTGTTTTCGTAGTAACAGTATAGGTATCTTGAATACCAGCATCGTAAATTTCCAAAATGTCATTATAATGTAATTTCCCATCTTGAAATAATGATAAAGTTTTACCATATCCATTATATTTGTATTTTTTGTGTAAAGCTAAATGTCTGGTTTCTTTTGCGTATTGGTAATCATGACATATTCTATACATATCTCCTATAGTCAATAGCTTAGCGGATTTCTTATGGTTTGGGCTATAAATTATAGTATTTTCACTTAGACAGTTGAAGCTATAGCTTGCAGCGTCATTAATGACTTGCCATATTTTTTCAAAATTTTTCGTATTTCCGAAAATATTCATCCATGATTGTTTTAATTCATTTTTTAATTTTTCTTTTTTTTTACCTTTTAACTTCTTCTTTGAAATACTTTTAACTACATCGTAGGTAGAAGCCATGGGCATTTGTAAGAATGATAAAACTTTCATAATGCTTTCTTGATATATCATATAATGGTAACTATCTTTTAACACTTCATCAATTTTATCTTCTCCAGTGGAATAATATTGTCTATCAAGAAAGGTAGGGAGTAAAGAGGAAAATCCAGGACGAATACCAGCAATAAAAGCGGCTAATTCTGATACGGTTTGAGGTTTGTATTTTACAATTTTTTGTTTTGTTTTCTCTTGTTCTACTTGGTTTACACATTGTGTAATTCCATATTCATATATTTGCCAAGTTTTATTATCTTTCGAAATTAAAGTTTTAAGTTCCTCTGTTGTTGGCACTTTCTGCCCTATAGATTGGAAACATTCGTTTGCCACTCCAACCGAATCGACAATCAAAAAGTCATTCTTTACATATCCTAAATCATCTAAGTATTTTCCCTCAACAGCAACACATAATGTTCTTTTTTTTGTTGTTTGGGAAATTGCACTAATTAATCCAAACTCTCTTCTTAAATCACCATCGAATAAAAGGAAACCGCAAGCATGGACTTTTAAATTTACAATAATAGACTGATATTCTTTGCTTTTATTATAAATTGATATATATTCTTTAGGAATATAATCTTCAACTTTTATATCTTTTTTTTCTTCCTCTGTTTCTAAATGTTTAATTGTTTCATTATACGAATCGAGGTATTTAGAAATTTGATTTGCAATAATAGGAGCTACACCACTAACAGAAGCATATAATTGCCATGCTGATTTTTCGCTCATTTTTTCAACTGCCATTAATGGATAACAACCATTTTCGCCTACTATTTTTTTTGCAGCTCTAACAAACGGCTCTTGACTGGAAACATTGAAGTCAATATCGGGCATTTGTCCTGCCGATATTCTTTCTTTAGTTAAAAATCTTTCGGGATAAATAGGAATTTCGGAATTAAACCTATCTAAAGTAGTAAAACCAAGTAATTTATTAATAATAAACGAAGCCGAACTACCTCTGGAAGTAGTTGTCAATATTCCACCCTCATTATTAATAGCGTCAGAAATAATCGCCTCATTAGTGAGAAAATAGTCCATTACTTTACTGTCTACAATTTGTTCAGTTTCCCACTTAATTCCTTCAATTTTTTCTTTTGATTTTAGCTTTTCTTTTTTATATGCCTTATTAAGATGACTTTTTAAAATTTGAACTCTTTCATCAAAAGTTTTATCCTTATAAAGAATTGGAATTTTAAAAGTATTATCAATGACTATTTCTTCACATTTTACATTGAAAACTTGAGTATTCATCATCGAATATAAAATTTCTTCATCCGATAAAACTCCTTGTTCTTTAAATCTTTTATAAATAGTCTTTCCGTCTGGATAATCTAAATACCAACCATCTTCTTCGGGATAATTCATTTTTTTATATTTCAAATATTCATTTCGTCTTTCCTCGTCTTTCTCCACTGAAATATAATGACTATCTAAACCACAGATAATTTGCAAATCATATTCTTTAGCCAAAGATAAAATGTGTCGATTCAATTCTTTTTGTTTTTCAGTATTATGATTTTGAACTTCTAAGAAAAAATTAGTTCCAAAATGATTAGCTATTTTTAACCAAATTTCGTCAGCATCATCATATTTCCAGCCTTGCAAACAAGCACTTGTAATAATAAAATCTTCTGGATTTAATGATAGAATTAACTCTAAATCTATTCTGGGTTTTCCATAATATCCATCTTCATTAGCGATAGACAAAATATAATTTAATTCTTGCCTTGCCCTATTATTGAGAGCAATAATACAAATATGGCAATTCGTCCTGTCTTTTTCATGTCTATTTTTTACCCAATAGGCTTCGGCAGAATGGACGTATTTTAAATTATTCTTTTTAGCTAAAAAATAGTTTTCTGCAAAATTCCCTTGATTTCCATGCTCTCCCCCAAAAAGACATTTTGCTCCAAGTTCTTGTTCTCTTTTTACATAGTCATCCATAATAACTGGACTGTCAGGAGTTGAAGTATTGGAAAACGAAGTGTGCTTATGATAATTTTCTACTAAAAGTAGCCTCTTATATTCTTCTATAGAGTACGGACAGTTAAAACTTAATTGCAATTATTCCTCACCTTCCTACTTATTATAACCTATCAATTATCATTTGTCAAGAGAACAATTCATCAAAATTAAAATTATTTTCTTCTTGTTGGATTTCCATTTCTTCAATTAAAATCTGTTTCTTTGTATTTCCTTCATATTCATTAATTTGCAATTTACCAATAATTTCAATATTCATATCCACATCTTTCTGAATACTGTACCTTTCTTTCCAATCTTTGGAGCAAAAAAACTTAATAAAATCAATATCATTAATTCTAAATTTAATTGTTGTTTTCGATTTTCCGATTTCTTGAATATCTTGACCGTTAATATGAATATTATAAATATGATATAATGGCTCTTTTAAATCATTGCCAAATATCTCATTAAATTCATCAAAATATCCATATAAATAGCTCGGAATATTCTGAACATCCAATGATTTTATAACAGAATATTCCGTATTAAAATCCATATCCAAACTATTACAATAATTTTTAAAGCTTTCAATATCGTTAATTTTAATTCCTGCTGCGCAATCATGACCTCTACACCAATCGCAACTATCGGATTGATTAAAAATCTCCAATATGGGAACAGGACTTCTCATTGAACCAATGCCATTATCGCGAATAATAACTGTTGGTTTTTGATATTTTCCTGCGATATTGTTTGCCAATAAGCCTGTATAATTTGGCTCACAATCATTATATTCACAAATGATAAAATTATTCTTATTATCAATTTTATTTGATAAATCTGTTGATAATTTTTTAATAATATTTTGCTGATTTCTATGTGCTTTTTCTAATTCTATTAGTAAATTATCAATATCATCTTGTGTCACTGTAGTTAATCCTGACAATACGCAACCTAAATATTCCTTTAATTCCTGATTACCCGCACGAATAACGGCATTTATCTTTGGAATAATGGTAAATGAGAATGAAATCGGGGTTGGCTCGGCTTTAAATTTTTCAATCATAGCCAACAATAATTTATTTTTAATTCGCCGTAAACCGTAATAATTAATCGCTCTATTATAACAATTCGACAAGCTCATATCATCTGCAATATTTCCCAAAGCGACTAAATCAACTAAATCTCCGCTATACCTTTTATTATCCATCGCATCTAAATATCGCAAAAATTGATAAACCGTTGCTGTACCCGAACCACATTTATTTAATGTTTCTTCAGAGAATTGAGCGTTAATCATAGTCATGTATTTATTTGGCTCATTAGTATGATGATCAATACATAAAATCTCATAGCCTTTTTTTGCCAATAAAGCACATTCTTTTTCCTCTCCACTTGCATCGGGAATAATTAATAACCCATCTGATTGTTGTGTCAAAAATGTCATAACTTCTCTGTCAGACAATCCATGCTTTTTTCCTTTGTGGAAAATAGGGATGATATTTGCTCTTTTGCTTACTTGTTTTAAATATTGAATTAAAATTGAAGCACTACAATATCCGTCAACATCACAATCGAACAATACATAAATTCGCCTATTAATATGCTTATGAATCAAGTCATAGCCTTTTTTCATATTATCATATAACATAAAATCTTCTACCGATTTTTTTGTTGGCTTTAAAAATTCTTGCCAATCATTGATGTTATATTTTTGCAATAGGTTTTGAATGTTAATTTGTTCATTATCCTTAAACAACTCTTTTATTTTCATCTTTCGTTTTCCTCAAGCTCAAATTGGTTACAAAACAAAACTTTATAATAAATCCCTTGGTATCTTTTGGGAAATTTTGGTCTTGTAACGAGAACCATATCATTTCTGGCGTTTAAATCTCTCGCCCATGAGCATTTATTGTTCATATTTGTTGATTTTTTGCAATTAAAACAAATTGAGTTATTAATCATTTTAAACATTTCTTCACTTGTAATAATATGTGCATCATTTACTGTCGCAAGATTCTGGTTTAAGATAATAATGCACATCCTTTCCATCATATAGAGCTTTATAAAACTTTACATATACATCGGCTTTCTGCATATCTTCTCTTCCGTTTTTATCCAACGCTCTTTTTCTGTATTTCCAAATATTGCACTCACAAAAAGCCATTACTTTTTCTTTCCCAAAAAACATAATCATCTCATCGATGGCTTCCATATAGCCATTTGTATAATGTGTTGGAGAATTTACTTTATCGTCCTCTAATAATTCCTCATCCTCTTCTGCGCTATCTGTGAGCTTGAAGCATAAATCCCAAACATCATTAGGTGACAATCCTGTATTCTCGTACTGTGCTAATCTGTCATAAATATAAGCATATCCCATTTCTTCTTTTAAATCAATATCATCATGCCATCTATTACATTTTGTTAATCTATCCATTAATTAGTCCTCCTTTGTAAAGTGATAATATAAATAATCATCGTTGTCTGCACCATTTTGGTAATTATTTTTCTTATTATTTGCACCATTTCCTTCTTTAAAACCTTGTATAAAACTATAAACACAAACACCTATGAAAATAATAACGCCTATCCAACCCATTACTCCGTATGCAAATACTCCAATAATCACAAGAATAGGAATAAAGATTAAAACAAATAAAATATTGCATAAGTAATGAAACAATTCATCCATGATCTCATCTCCTTTACTTTAATTTTACTCTATTATAATACAATTCATTCCAAATGTCAATACCTTTATCTGTCGGACTATCCTTAAAATCTAATAAATTTTCTTTATCGTATATAACATACACATCACAATACGGTCGGCACTTTTCATATATTTTTTTGACCCATTTGAGCCACTTTTCAAAGTTTTCGTCTTTTACTTGACAATATTGTTTATCAAGGGCTATATTGATTTTATTTACCCCTAATTGAAGTAGTTGGTATATTTTATCAATACTTGCATTTACACCGAATAAACCTACAGAATTGTTCATTTTAACATATTCTTCGAGCTGCAAAACAGACTTTGCTGCTTCAAACAATATAGCCTCTTTTGTTTGTCTAATACTGTCTTGATTTTGATACAACCCAAACAGACATTGACTTGTAGGAAATTTATACTCTGTTGATAATGTTTTTAAGGGAATATATTTATATCCTTTGTCAATTAATTCTTGGTTGGTATTTCTTGCTTGAATACCAACCAAATCGCCACTAATATTAAACACAGGAAAACATATTTGTCCTTTAGGGATATAATATTTAATTTGGAATTTGTCAATAGCTGATTTTGATATATTGTCTTTTAGTAGATTGTCGGGATATAAAACATCTAAATTATCGAGAATGTTCTTGTCATAAATCGTTAAATTGTCGTTTTTTATTTCATTTTGGCTAAATTTATTGAAATATCTCTGCCAATTAAACTCTTTTGTTTCATTTTGAGAACCTTGATATTTAACAATTTTTATTAAATAATGAATTATATCCATAAAAACAAATGTTCTATTTAATAATCTCCAGCGTTCTGCTATTAGTTCAATTATATCTCCACTAAAGCCACAAGTATAACAATGGAATGATTGAGACTCTTTGTAATAGTACAACTTAGGTGATCCGTTGTCTGAATTAACATTATGGCAACCTGTCATGTAGATTAATTCCTTTGCATTTTCTTTGACGAAAGATATATTTAAATCGTCCATTATATCCTTAATATTATCGTCTGTTATTTGAGATTTTAAGTCTTGAATATCAATCATATTCATATTGTAATTGAAGTAGATTTAAGTATCTTAGAATATATTCATCTAATCCGTGTTGCCAATGTTTAAATAACCTTAAACCAACTGATTTAACATTAAAATCTTCATTCTGTTCATCATAATCTATTAAAGCAACCGTAAAATAACTATTTTCAGTCCCCCATAAAACCAGCTCATATTGCCCACATTTATTTGTCTCTCTAATTTCAAAATCGTGCCATTTCATATAATATAATCTCCTTTGTAGTCTAAAAGATTTTCATAATCATAACGAGATCCATACCAGTCATTATAATTATCATCAAAAAAAGAATAATCCTCTCCGATGACGAATTTAACATCTTTGAATAAAATCTTAGACTCACTAAGTCTTTTTGGATTTAATAAATCTTCTTTATCTAAGATAGGAACATATTTCCAACCTTCCGCTCCGTCATACTCGTGCCGATACAAGATTGCTTTTCCCGTATAAACTAATAAAGATTGGCTTATCTTTTGACATCCGTATCCATTATCATAATTAATATCTTTTGCTAATTTTTTAAAATCGTTCCAGTTTAAAAGCGTTTTACCATCATACACACCATAAGCATCTTTTTCGTCAATTCCTAATACCTTTAAACAATCCAAAGTTTCATTTAATAAATTCATATTATCACCCTTTCACATATATAATACTTTTTCCAGTTACATACATAGCTTTTCCTGTTTTAATATTAACACAATTAAGCTTGCAACCATAATTAATCACAATCAATTCTGTTTTTAGATATGTTATACCCACTGGCTCATACCTAAATTTCTCTCCTGCTCTAATACAATCAAAGGTAGTTTTAATTAAATATGGCTTCATTTTAATGCCTCCAAATACATTCAAAATCATCGGGCATATTGTATTCACTAATTAATACAATGTTATTTTGACTCATCATTCTACACCAATCATAAAATTCTTCGTAGGGAAATTGTTTAGTTGCATATTTTGTAGTATCTTTATATGGAATATCTTCATAAATAACATAACCTTTAATATTTTTATCGACATCTCTAAAATCACAACACTCAAAATGAATATCTTTCAGATTAGGGGCTTGTTTGATAATATTTTTAATTGCTTCATCAGTATAATTTCTTACTGTTCCAACTTTAGTTTTAACATTATTTGCATATCCACCAAACCACTTAGAGTTATAAGAGGCGCAAAATCCAATTAACCCTACATACCAATTCAGATATAACTCTTTATGATTTTTTACTTTATAATATTCTTCTTTTGAAATTGTATTAGGAAATACCGAAGTATCTCTTTGTGCTTGTTTTAAAAGTGCGATTAAATATTTGTGAATATCACTACCGTAGCGATTTTTACAATTAATTTTATCAATAATGTTAGCTCCTCCTACAAAGTTTTCCATATAGTTTTCAGTATGGTTATCATCAATATACTTCTGAATGATTGGGACTAAATCTTTTGCTAACCTATTTTTACTTCCAACATATTTCATTTCAATTCTCCTTTTTGATTATTATATTCTAAAGAAAATTTTAGAAATTCTATCCTCCCATTTAATTGACTATACTTTCCAGCAATATTGGAAAATTCTCTGTCTAATTCTTCTTCATCAATTAAGCCTTTTTTGAAAAAAGCAATAGTATTGCTCGCTCTTCTAATCAAAGAATGTTTTTTAATATTGATTATTTCCATTTCTCTTTCTGTTTCTTTATCTTTCCTTTTGAATATCATAACCAATCTCCCCTATATAATTTTAAATCCTGATATGCACAGATTGTACTACTACTCATATTATTTAACTCTTTTACTTCTTCGCAATAATCTCTAATATCCATCCAATCTGGCTTGTATTGATATCCATAATTATACAATGTATCGCCTTCTTGGACAATCACAGTAAATACCGTTTTGGTTTCATTCCACTCGTGCCAATTATAAATATCCTTTGCAATATTAATTGTAACACATCCGACAGCTAAAAACAATAGTAAAATCATGATTTTTAAATAAATTTTCGCTTCGTCCATATTATTTTACTCCTTTACAAATAATACCTTCACCCAATCATTAGCGTTCCAGTCACAAGAAAAATCCGCAAAACGATAATCTTTGCCTTTATCAAAAGCTTTAAATAAAAATGCTCTTATTCTTTTTGGTTCAAGATTGACGATATCCGCATATTCTTTTCGGTTAGAGAAATGTTTTTGTCGAATTTCAAATAAGGTTTGATTACAGGCGTTCTCAAAAAAAATCATTTCAGTTTTGAGTAATTCAATTCTATCGGAATACTCATTTAAATATGTTTGAAACTCTTCTTGTTCACCTTTTAAGATAATATCAATTAATCTTTCATCTGTAACATGACCATTATTTCTCAGATAATGAGCTTTAATATATTTTGGGGATTTAATTTTTATTCTATTAAAACACTCATCACATACAACATAACCTTCTTCATCATACGGAAGTAATTTCGATATTTCGACAACATCTTCCAACGAACGAAATTTATATCTTTTAGGAAATGAAAAATAACAAGAGACAATACTATCTTCTGGCAAATACTCTTTATTATTTTTATTATTTCTAAAACCTAAAAAATACAATTTTGTTTCTGGATATAAGATGACGTGTTTATCTAAAGGTGAAACTAATTCAAACATATATGTGTTATATCTTCCTGCTTGATACATTAGTTTTTTAAATTCTCCCCAATCCTGCAAATTACTATTTAAAATAGCTTTTTCAAATAAGCAACGATAATTTTTATCTTTACCCACTCCATATGAAGCATCTAAAGCGTCTATACATCCATTTGTTGATATATGCCACCCATCATCTTCACAGTACCAAATTTTAATTAAACTTCCATCGATCTTTTCTTGCACGGATACCCCTTCCCATTTAATGTCTGGACAATAACTTTCGCCATAATTACCAAACTTATCAAATCCATGACAGACACATTTCCAATCTTTTTCTCTGAAAATAATACCTCTTGCTTCTCTTACAATCTCGTTATTAAAATCTGATAACTGTTGATTGTATTTAAACAAAACATATCCATCTTTTCTTTTAATGGTGAGATAATATGGATAATCAGATAATTTTTCTTCCCAATCTGGATTATTTAAAATAAAATTTTGCAGTTTCATTTGATTTTCTCCTTAGTGAGCATTAATATCACATTCATTTAATTTATCTAATTCTTCTTTTAAAAATTGCGGTAATCTGTCATAATATTTACTATGATGAAATTTGTCCATATGATGATTAATTAACCATGATATAATAATATTCCTTGTAGTTCCTAATGAAATATAAGCTCCAACATTTTCATGATTATAATAATGGACAATATCCATTGTTTCTCCTTTGGTATTGACGAATGATTTCACATATGGTTTTCCGCAATCATGCCAATATGCAGCTCCCTCAATTATATATCCAAAATTTTTATCAGCAGCATATTTTTGTGCTTCTCGACTATGTCCTAAAATAGTGAATTTATGATAAGGGTTGTCGTGACGAATATTCATCGAATTTCTAACTTCAGTTGCATAGTCCACATAATTAAATTCATACGGCTCGGTATAACTAATGTAACTAAATCCTTCGTCATAAAATGGCATTTCAAACCCTTGAACCATTTTATTAATAACTTTTTCCCCAACACTTCTTTCTCTGTTTGAGTCATCTTTAATACATTGGTTGATAGGTTTCCATATAATACGACATTCAGTTTTAATAAACTTAGGCAATTTATTTAAGATTCCTAACCTATATTTTCTTCTTAAATTGGTGGCATCGTAGATAACATTTACGCCATTGTTTAAACTTTGTAAAATGCGTTCATGCACAAGATTAAAAACCTCTTCTGGATTTCCTTGAATATTTTCGTCTCCATATAGCTCTTTTCTAATATTGTCGGACGAAACAATGACAGTTTTTTCATTAGTTTCATTTGACATTATTCTTTGAAGGTCTAAAGAGTAATGCGATTTGCCACTTGCAGGTAAACCACATAACATATAAAATTTCGGAAAATTAAACATAACAAACACTCCTTGTTTTTTATTTCTCCATCATTGCAATAATTTTTTCTACTTCTAATAATCTCCCAATATTTTCAGCTATATCATACTCTGCTGTCTCTTTTATGGCGTCATTTGATGCTGTTAATTTTAGAGTTTGATTCTTCGAAATTCTGTCCTCGATTGTTCTCTTTCTTTCGTAAAGATACCCCAATAAAAAATTTTCAATCAAATTCATGTTAAACATCTCCTTTTGTTTTAATTAGTTACAATAAATTTGATAAGCCATTTGAGAGGCTAATCTTTTAAGTTGAGGCATTTGCCTGTCAGTTAAATAATTATTTTTTGAATAATATTCTTTAAAAGACTTAATATATTCAAACCCTCTGCATAAATTTAAAAAAGAAGCGTTTTCCACTATAACCTTTTCGTTAAACATAGCCATAACAAGTTCTTCTTCTGTATCAAAAAATCTCATTCCATTTAACTTTTTTCAAACCAGCATTGGATTGGATTAATTTAGATTTCAATTCTGGAGTAATAGGTTTCATTTTACATCTCTCCTTTGTTTTATTTGATATATGTATTATAATCCACAATTTTTTAAATGTCAATAGCTAAATTAAAAAATATCCTGTTATTTTTCAATAACAGGATTAAAAATATCTTATATATCAATCTTCATATCTTTAACTGAACATATAACTTTAGAAGTCTTGTCGACTTTGGATAATTCATTTCTCAAATCATCTGCAAATTTTAGTTTTGACTTTTCTTCACTATGAACCAAAACTATCTTGTTGTAATTAATTTGAGAATAATATTTCAACAAATCTTCAAAATCAGCGTGAGATGAAAAAGAATTTAAAACAGTAATTTGAATATTGTTGCTTAACTTTTTGCCTTCAATATTAACAATGGGGTACTTAACCTTGTTTTTTATTTGCCAAGCTAAGCTATTTTCTCCAGTAAATCCGCAAAAACAAATATGATTTCGACAATCGGGCAATAATTTCTTTGCCCACATAATCGATCTGCCTGACTGCATCATACCAGAAGAAGCTAAAATTATCATTGGTTTTTTATCTTCTTGATATACAATACTATCCTCATGAGAATTGACTTTTTTTAATTTATCCCAATTCCAAACTTTATCCCAATATTCTTGTTGCTCATTGGGTATAATTTCTTCCCAAATATCGGCAATTTTAATCCCTAATGGAGTATCAACAACAATATCGATGTCTAAATTGTCATAAAAAATATCATACAAGACTGACAATATATCTTCTAATCTATTCAAAGAAAATACAGGGATTAATAACTTACTATTATATTCTTGAATTTGCCCAACAATAGTTTTTAATTTGTCAATATCAGTTTGTCTGTCTTTAATCCTGTGAATACGTTTATGGTCTGAATAAGTACATTCTGCTATTAATAAATCAACCTGTTCAATAGGTTTTAGTGGCATTAAATATCGTTTATCTAATTTAGACGAACCAATATCAGAAGTATATCCAACTTTTTTAATATTATTTTCATCACGCAAATATAAGATAACCTGTGCAGAATTAACGATATGATGAGCCGACAAATATCGGAACGAAATATCACCATTTATCCAAATTTCTTTATTAAATTGACATTCGATTACATGATTTAAAGTGTTATAAACATCTTCTTCAGTATATAAGGGAGGCATTGAAATTCTTTGCGATTTCTTGTATAACTCGTATTCTTTATTCATAATTTTAACACTATCAAGAAACATTATTTCTAATAGTTTTTTAGTGTTTGTGGGAACATATAAACTACAAGTTGCTCCAGCCTTATATAATGTTGGTATTAATCCGATATGGTCTTGATGAACGTGACCAATGATTATAGCATTTAATTGTTTTGCTTTAAGATATTTTGATTTTGTTTTATTTGTTTTATAATCATCTATGGGAGAGTTGGTTTGCACTGAACCATATTCTAATAGAATATTATAATCCAAATGCTTAATTAAATGACAACTACCTGTCACTTGACTTGTTGAATTTCCAATCGCATGATAATAAGATTTTGATTTCTTACTCATAAAATTCATCCTCATCTATAGAATTACTTTCATATGAAAACCCTCTTATTACCTTTTCTTCTTCTTCATCATATTGATAATCATTAATTTTTTTATTACACTGTGCAATTATCACATTATTTTTTGCCATTTTAGATTGACACCATGTATCAAAAATATCTCTAATATCAAGTAAAATCGGTAATAAAACTGAACTGAATAAAACTCCTATACAAAAATAAAGAATATAACCACCTACTTTCTTTAATCATATTCAATATACGTTTTGTTTATTTTAATAGGATTATTGTCTTTATCTAAAACTAATAAATCTTCCGACCGCCCTGTTCCTAAATCTATATACTGAAAAACTTTAATATATTTAGGAAATTCACTCGAACGACCTTTGATTATGTGTATTATATTGTTTGGTCTGTTTTGCGTATCTAACTTGCCATTGACAATTAATTCCTCGAAAATATCCAATTCTTTTTGTCGTGGAGGCATCATAACCATTGTTCCGTCTGTTTTGCGAATTTGTGACTTACCGCCAGCTAAACAAGCTTCTGTCGGAAACGGCATTTTATCCTCTTCATTGTTTGTTTGACAACCTGTTATAATATTGATATCACATTCACGCTGCACTTGCTTTAGCCTATCAGTCAATGTCAGCAGAACCATATCTTGTCTTTGTGGTATTTTTGTTTCATTCGCCAACCTACCTGAAACAATGCCGTTATCTTGCACATAATCAAAACAAACATTTTTTACTTGCTTGTTATAAACATAATCTTTAATTTCCGATACTAAAGAATCAACAGTAAAACTTGGGTCGTCTACTATATATAACTCACTTTCGAGCAAAATCTGTCCTGCTCTGTCAATTCGTTTTTCTTCCTCTTTAGTATATTTACCATTGAGAATTTTACTTCTATTTACACCACTTATCCAAGCAATAATAATTATATCCAAGCCTACTTCCAAATCCATTTCTGTATTGATAAATAAAGAAGCTCCCTCTCGGCTCTTATTTTTAATAAAGCTTTGAGTTTCAAAGTCCCAATATTCCGTCACTGTCATTTTACATAAATCACCAAGCGACAAAACGCTCTTTCCTGCTCCCGACTTGCCCACTCGCAAGATAAGCCCCATTGCTCCACGAAAAATAGTGTTTAAATATGGAGATTGAAAACTTGAACCCATCAAAGGGGACTCTTTTAGTCTTTCTTTTGTTTCGGCAAAGTTTGTTCCTGCTTGATATTCCCTAATGTCTGCATTTTTGATAAACCTCTTGCGAATATCGTAATCCTGAGCTTCAAAGTAATCAACAATTTGCTCAATCTTATATCTATCAAGATTTTCCATCTGTTCAGCACTATCTAAATTCTCGTCAAAGAAATTATTAATATTCCTGCCTTGTTTTTGATAAGCTCTTAATAAAGACATTTTTCTTAAATTATTGTAATATAATGCAAAAACTTTTTGATTTGCAATCTTTTTGCAATTATCAATGAAATTTAAGAAATCATTTCGGACTAAAACCTCGTATTGTTTGGGGTAATTCTGAGCAAATCTGTCAATAGCAACTTTGTCAATCTCTGTAATATCGTTATCTGCGATATTGTCAATTACTGCAAATAAAATTTGATGAAACTTAGAGGGCGAAAAATCATCTCTATCAAGAGGATACTTGTCGTTTTTTAATAATTCAACATTATTCATAATGCAACCCAATACCATTATCGCATCTTCATAGCAATATAACACATTTTCACCCTCTCTACAAATCATCAATTCTCGACTTTTGCCTAATTTTCTTAAAATGTTTTTTCTTAACTATGGTTTCAAACTGTTCTATATCTTTTTGAATTGATATTTTTTTTAATTTTTGCTGTTCTATATAGTATTCTTTTGCTTCATCATAAACATATTCAACAATGCCAATACCTTTGTCGTTTGCCCATTTGCCATTTTTTACATTAATAAAATAGTCTAAGGATAATTTTATACCCGAATATTTCATATTTCGCTCATTATGGAATTTTTTTATCTGAATATAAACGAATTGGGGAATATTGTTATCATATAAAACATTAAGATATCTAAGCAATTCTTGATAAGATAATGTTTCATCTTGGCTTTTTTGATAGCATTTCTGATTACAATAATAGCTTCTATCCTTAATTTTATATGCTTGCGATTTTGGGATTTTCTTGCCACAGTGTTTACAAGTGACTAATACCTCTTTTGCCATTGCCTATTCTCCTCAATCATTCTTTGTTCTCGTTTATATTCCAAAACCTCACTTTTAATCTTTGTATATATCTGTTTGTGTCCTGTTTTAATTGCTTTTATGATAAAAAGGTTTGGCTCTTGATAATTATGGGCTTTGTCATTATCAATATAAGGATATTGATATTTTAATTCTAATTGATATACATAGCCATTTTGAAATTGGCAATTATTCATATTCAAATTTAAAATGTTCAACTTACCTTTTGTTTTATTGTAAAACTTATTTTGTCCTATATAGATTGCATCAACAGTTAGTTTTTCATAGTCATTTTTATATGTTAAATCAAGGAATTTAGCACTAAAAATCGTTTTATTACCCACTTGTAATACATTTCCCCCAACCAATAAAGAGGACGGATTTTTAGTGCCATTAAAGCGTTTTAAATTTATTGCGCCACCTAACAAGCTGTTAGGAATTTGCTTGTAAACTGTGTACCTTTCATTGTCAAAATCTCTAATCATTTCATAAGGAATACCAAAAGTGCCTAAGAAATTATAATATTCTTGTCGTTGATATTCTTTATTAATGTTGAAATGGCATAAATAATACTTTTTATTACTTCTTATTGATACTTTTGCCTTAATATTATTCCTTGATATTTCTATATTATATTCAGATAGCTTTCCACAAATTAGAAATTGATTTTTAAAACGGAAAATCATCATCATCTTCAGTATCAGTGTTGCTATTGTCATTACCACTGCCACTGAAAATATCTTCAAAATTTTCCTCTTCTTCTTGTTTTTTTGCTTCTTTTGGCTTGTTAACACGAACAGAATTATCTAATTTTTGTAATTCAGGAATTGTAAAATCGCCACTTTCGATTGTTTTCATCGAACGATAAAATCTCACATCTTCTCTCGTTTTAATTCGTCCGTCGTTCCCTTGATATTCTCTAATGCCAATAATTAAACCAATACATTTCTTTTCTAAGGTTTTTTCATGAACTCCGTCAAATTTAAAGTTTTTATTTGACTCTTCGATAGCAGTAATAAAGGACTTAAAGTATCTTAAAGACATTCCCTCTCGATAATATACTCTAAAGGTGTTATTTGCCCAACCCTTTTCTTTTTCAAAATTCGTCCAGTAACCTTTATATTCGCCTTTAACAATGTCATATTGAACTTCTAAATATTCTTCATCTTCATGGTCAATAATCTTTTTAATAGTGCAAACATAACCGCCTGCTGGCAACTGTTTAAAACTACTGGTACTCAAATCTTCGACATTCTCTAAGCTAATTTTTTTCATCTTATTATCTCCTCTTATTCTTTAAATTAATATTCCCAACCTAATTCTTTAAGGACTAATACAATATCATTTTCAATTTCATCTTTATCTTCAAAATACCCCATAGGAACACGAGCAGAAGAATTTTCGGAACGCAGAATAAATTTATATTGTCCGTCCTCGTGCCGTGTTAATAAGACAAGCGAAGCATACCCTGTTAAATTAATCTTCTCAAGCTTTCTTCCGTTGGTTACTAATGTTTCAAATCCTTCGTCATTAACTGCCGTATGTCCTACCATGATAATGACCAAATCGTCTCTTAATTCATTTGCCTTTTTCATAATACCATAGCCAAACGAGCCAATGTCTGACCATTTTTGGAAACCATTGTTGGATTTGGTGTCCAACATTTCCCTTGCAACCATAGCTGCTGAAATTGTATCAATGACAACATATTTAATCTGCGTTTGCTTTTTACTAATAACATCGAGCAGGTTTAAGATCTTGTCAAAATCTTTTGTTTTCAAATAGTTTTTGTTCTTCGCATTATAATTTTTACTAAAATCTTTCCATGGGTCAAATTTACCATCGCAGTTTACGAAGAATGTTTTCTTAGGGTCTAAATTCCGTAAACTACACGTTTTACCACTTGCTTGCAAACCTTCAATTAAAATACTTTTTGACAATTAAATCTCTCCTTTAAAATTGATATACTTTATATTAACACATTTTTCTATGTTTGTAAAGCTATTTTTTTACATTTTTATAAAAAAATGCGTTATAAGCATCATATCTATCTTGAATGTTGGCTAAATTTACATCGGGATTATTGTTTGCTGCCCAATCAAAGAAACGCTTTAAATATCCACAAGTTTTAAATTCTGGACAACCACATCTATAAATACAATTAGGGACTAAAACATCGGCTTCTAACGGATTTGTTTCATGTAATGCAATCTTTAAATCTTCTGCTAATTCTCTTGCTTCTTTTGTAGCCTGATAACATAATCTTTTGCGACACATATCAATTAAACTCTGCATATTAGCATAACCATCATAGTTCACTGGTGCATTTTGTGGTTTTTCACCTCTTGGGGTATCGTCAATCAATCTATCATCTCTTTGTGTACTGATAAATTTTTCATATTTGTGTCGGCTATGCTCCGTACTAACCCAATACGGAATATCACTCCATGTCCAATCAAACTCTAACAATCTAATAGGTGAATGTTCGGAAATTAAAAGTTGATATTTGAATTTTTCTGTTGGCTCTTTTTCGGTAAAATCTTTGTTATCGGTTGTTCTACAATGATTTTTTACCCTTTTCCAATCGTCTAAAATAAAATTGAATTTTGTTTTCATTAAAAATTTTCAACCTCTTTTATAAATTCTTTTAATTCACAATCTGAATATAAATACATTCCGATAAAACATTTTTCTAAAGGGCATCTAAAGCAATCGCCATGATATCGGTTGCAAATATATCTTAGTTTTTCAAAAAAAATCTATTGTTTCCAATGCCGCTATCCTCCTCTATTAATTCATTATATATATTAATTAAATCGTCTTTTGTATAATTACGTTCTTTGTAGTTGCTAATGGTGTTATATAAAATTTCTTCCTCATCGTTAGTTAATTTAATTAACAAATCGAGATTTGTTTCGATTAGGTCATTTACGAAGCCAATAAATCTACCATTATCGCCAAAAATCAATTTAAAATTATCCATATAATCTGAACAAGAGATTAATCCATCCATTTGGCGACAAAAATCATCTTGAGTTAAACAATTATTTCTATTGCTTTCTTGTAATTTGTCATAAATATTAGCGACTTTAATTTCAAAGTCATCACCTACAATCGACAAACAATCAAAAATTTCATCTCTGATAGAACAATCATTGTTTCTAAAAAATAATGTTAATAAATCAACATTATTATCTAAAATCATGTAAATACCGCTCTCTTCATAAAAATCTTGCGAAAAATAATCTGAATATAAATCTAATGCCAGAAAAGAAACATTTAATTTATTCATTATCATTTCAAACTCGTTGTAATTCATCTTAACCTCCTATTAGTTTATCCATTTAATAATTGGATCACCCTTAAACCCTTTTTTCCAAACGTACCAACCGTAAGCTACTGCTGTGCCAGTACCTTTGCTATATTTTTCAAAATCGCCATTTTTAGCACATTGCAATCTGGAAGATGAGACATATAAAGTTTTGAATGGGTATTTTTTAAATAATTCTTTGCGAGATTTACTTTCAAGAAATGTCAATTTTAAAAACATGGCTATTTTAGTGCCATCGGATGAAATGTCTAAAGCGTGTTCAACGAACTCTTTAGCTCTGGAATATGGTGGATTAGTAATGATATCTCTGGAAATTTCATTTTTAATTTCATCTCTGGTAATATCAAAAAAATCTCTAACTTCCGTATCGGAATATCCTCGGTTAACAATATCAGTAGAACGTACTTTGTAGCCATGAGATTTTAATACTTCAGAAATATGTCCTTCCCCACAAGCAATTTCCCAAACATAAGGCGAAAAGGTTTCTTGCTCTAATAATAATTCAACCGCTTTTGGTTCTGTAGCATAATAATCATCAATTTGTCGTTCTTCGTCAGAATGATTGCTTGCTCCGTTGCAAGTAAAAACAGATTTGTTGTTGCCAGTCCAATCTTTCATTCTTTTATCCTTTCCATTTAAAAAGTTTTTCTGTAATTTTAAAATTATTATTTTTATTCCTCTAAATCCATAATCGCTCCACACTTCGGGCAATAATCATATTCTCGTTCTCCATTTACGCTTACCGCTTTTCTGTATGGCACAATATATCCACATTCGCTACATTTAAAATAATGTGGTTTTGAATATTCAACCCAATGTCCTTGTTTTACAGGCTTAATATCTACTGTTGGCATGACGTTTATTTCATCTACGGCATCTTCGGCGAGATAATAACCGCCACTACTTTCTTTGTAATATGCTTGTATATTTTCTTCTATCCTGCGTATTGTTTCATCTGCGTCAATTAGTCTCATTTTGCTCCACCTCTTGTTCTTTATCTAATTTATTATTTAACCTTTGCAACTTAATGTCCATAGCAATATAAGCGTCAATTAAATTATCTAAAAAGTCAAGTTTGACACCTTTTTCCACTTCTTCATACAGCATTCTGTATAATACCTCGTTTTTATTCATTATTCACCATCCATTCGTGGTGGTTCTGGTAATGGCATCCATGCGACAACTTCTATACCCTCAATTAAATTATCGTAAATCCAATTTCCATAACCTATCCAAGCAATATCATATCCAATAGCTTCACGCCAAACTAAAACTTTTTGAAATCTATCAGGTAATCTATCTTCAACACTAATCCAATTCAATATCAACACACCTCTCATTATTTTTATATTTAATACAAACATTCATATTTTTCCAAACACACCCAATACAACCGTCATATAACCCACATTCTTCACAACCGTGTATTCCTTCATAGCCATATTTTGGAAACTGTTCGGCGAAAATCACTGGACAGCCAACGTCAATACAATGCGCGCCTAAATAACTTTTGCATACCATATTAACACCTCTCCCCTTTAACTTAAATCTTTATCAGAATTATTGCTAATTCATTCAATTACCCTTTCGATTTTTATAATTCCACCTTTAAATTCATCAACATTATTCAAGTTACCATTCCATAAGTAACCATTTTGTGTTTTTTTATCTTGGAGCTTTGTAGCATCTAATAAAAACTCTATTACCGAACCGTCAATCTTATGTTGATAATTCAAATCACAAGTGTGTAAATTATCTTTAATTTCCGTTTTGACAATTTTAATTTGATTTCCATTTTCCAATGTTATAATATATTTTGTTCCTATGTTATCTGAAAAATAATTGCCCAAAGCCACACAATACCATTCATCATCAACCATTAGAAATCCGTTATCTGATACTCTACAATTTTCTTGAATGAATTTATATTGAGGAGATGATTTATCTGTAATGAGTTTATAATCCATATAGGTTTTGTTTTTTGTGTCTTTACCTTGTGGTAATTCAATTTCAATTAATGTCGGCTCATTATCATAAACTTCAATTTCTTCATTGTATACTACAATATCCGTTATCATTATTGGAGTTAAAGAAATTATCAATAACCCCAATAATAATATTACAGTTCTCTTCATAGCTGAACACCTAACATTGCTTTTTTGATTTCCTCTCTGTTGGAATGAATATATCTGTTAGTCACAGCAATGCTTGAATGTCCGACAACATCTCTTGCAATTTCAACCCCATACTCTTTTGCGATATCAGTCACAAAAGTATGTCTAAGACTGTGTGGAGTTACATTCTCTTTAATATTGCACTGTTTCTTAACTTTGGTTAATAAGTTATTAATATTCGCTCTTAGCATTGGAGTGTGTTGGTTTGAAACAAACAATTTTGAGCAACCAGATTTTCTGACTTTTAAATATTCATCGATTATTTTCCTGCAACTATCATTAATGAATACTTCACGATATTTACCGCCTTTAGTTTGAATAAATAAGCTATCACCCTGTAAGTCGTCTAATTCAATATTAATTAATTCGCTCACTCTTAATCCTGTGCTAAACAGTAAAGCGATAATTGCCTTATCTCTCTTGTTCTTTGCGGTATTAATCATGTTTAAAACCTGCTCGTCATTAACATAATCTTTAGGTTTATTAATAACTTTAACTGAATGTAATTTTTCGGCAGGATTGCTCTGAATATAATCAATGTCATATAAGAATTTAAAAAATGACTTTACTGCATTGATATATTGTGCTTGTGAAGCACTTGATAAGTTATTCAAGCTGTTCTGCCAAGAAATCAAATCAACAGGTTTGATATCAGTAATTGACTTTTCCACAAAAGATAACATATTATTAATATTTCGTTCATATGCTTCTTTTGTATTTTTGCTGTTTAAAGTGTCTAAAAACATTTCCATTAACTCTTTCATATCAATCTCTCCTTTGATTTATTATGTATTCATTATAAACCAAAGAAAGAGATTTGTCAACACTTAATTGTTTATCTATATTATTATTTGTTTTTATTGACAATATACCGTGTCGATAAATTCTAAAACTTCACCTAATGACGCAAAACAATTTCGTATTATATGTTTTAAATGAGGGTGTCCATAAATAGTAGTGTTTCCAAATGCTAAAATTGGTTTTCCCAAAGCATGAGCATAAACCAATTCATAAATTGTTCCATAAGATTTATCTAAATCATCAAGATTAACTAAAATAATATCAGCTTTCTTTAGATAATATTCGTTTTGCTGCACCATTAAATCGCTATCGTACGAAGAATTGGTTGTATAATACAATGTTGGGTCAAATGTAGATATCCCAATATTTTTCAGCCTTTCTGTTACGATATATCGCCAATGTTCGGCTTTTTGTGATTCGCTATTCTCATAGTAATACGACATACAACCAGCAAGATAAATTAACATATTTCTTTCCTTTCGTATAATTCAGCTTCGTTTATAAAAGAACTATTTACTGTCACATCATCATGTTGTCTTGGAACAATCTCCCGAAAATTTAACTGCCCCTTTTTTTCAAAATCAATTAAAACATTTTTCAAATCGAGTTCTGTTTTAGGGGCGCTAACAATGAATTTCCATGAATATTTAAGGCTATGTTCCCCATATTTGTTAAAGTGAACTTTAATATTATCTAAAATATCTTTCAACCAGTCAATTATCTCCTCTACTTCGTAACATGGTACTCCAACTACATAATATTGCCTATTTCTGAAATCCAACATTCTCACCTCTTTGATTTTCTAATTCGTGAATCATTGATTTAACAGCTAATAATGCTTCTTTATAAATTTCTTTTTTATTGCCTACATATCCATGACAATATTTTAATTGTCTATCAATTTTATCTTTCAAATTTTGAGATTCAATTAACATTTTTCGAAATCTCCTTTAATCGGTCAATAGCGAAATGTAAAATACAATATTTGCGATAACTGTCATAACTCCATTCGTCTACTTCCTTTCCTTTCTCTGGATAAGAAAAGTGACAAAAATAGTCTGAAGCTATCCATTCTAATTCGTCAATACATTCTTGAAGAGTTAAACTGTTTTCACAATTCTCGAAATCCTGTTCATCATAATATGTTTTAGTTTCCGTTCTCATTCATGCCTCACCTCATCAAGTTCTAAAATAAAATTAGCCCATTTTGAAATCCATTTGATATTATCTGTATCACTATCTCTTAAATCATTTAAAAATCCACATTCTAACCATATACTTAAATCTTTAATCTCCTCTTCGTTAAAAGTAAGAGTTATGTCATTATTTTGAGAATTAATATTCATTGCTCTTAGCCTCCAATCTCCTATTTAATTCTTCACATATTTCTTCTACAACATCATAAAAATATCCATCTGCACAATCTAATAGTTTTTCAAATAACTCTTCTTTCGACCATGAATACAGAGGTTCATCACCCATTTATTCTACTACCTCCAACCAATAATTATGCTGACAATCAGCGCAGAATAAAGATTTTTTACAACTAAAATACTTATCAAGTTCCCTTGGACAAATATCTAATACTAAACAACTATTGTTCCAATAACGTACACGCGCATCTGGAAACATCTTTAAAAATTCGCTCTGTCTTGTTTTTATCGGGTGTCTATCGTTCCATTCTTGCACTGTTTTAATAGCAAAATCTATCCGCGCTAAGCAACACTCATCACATTCTAAACAATTCCATCCAGAATGATATATTTTTAGAGGACACAGTTCCACATTATTTTCAAAAAAATCACACATCCTGCCCTTTTCTTTTTTAAATGTCCTAAAATCATTACAATTAGTCATTTTATTTCTCCCTTAACTCCACTAATTCAGACTCACTTACTGGCAATATAACTTCTTTCTCTAAGATACCCTTATATCCGTCAAGCTCTATCTCTTTTTTAAAGACAGTCTTTACTTGTAGTTCGGTCACTCCGTTCTCGTCTTTAAACCTATCCATCCATTTTTCAAATGTTTCATTTTTTTGATTATTATAATCTAAAACGCTATTAATAGCTTTCTGTAAATCCTTGGTTATTTCATAGAATGGCGATTTTTTATTCCCGCCACGAAGGTTTGTTCGTATTAAATAAAGGTCTTTATATACTTTATGACGATATAATTTTACACTTAATGTTTCATTTTTCATTGTTTTTGACCTCCTCTGGAATCTTGAAAAGTAATTCAATATTAGACCATTCAACAAAAAGATTACGAAAAGAAAGCAAAGATGAAATATCATCGACTTCCCATCCCACATCTTTATATTTTTCAATAAGCAAATCAACATCATCCAGATTTAAAATTTCTTTAAATTGATTTAATTTTATATCAAAGTTACACTTTTTGAGTTCTTGGTCGATATATTACTCTACTATAACCAACTTTTTTATATCTAAAACTTCTTGTGGGGTAATCATTTAGTAAACCATCCTTTCAAATAAGCTTTAACTTGAGCTTTACGCTCTTTAATTTCACTTTGTATTTGTTCTGGAGTTTTATGACGAAAATTTCTGTTGATAGTATCTGAAACACACTCTATTATCATATAAAATACTAACCCAAACAAAACTATTGCACTCAATACCGTCAATATTTGAATAAACAATATCTTCACTCCTCATAAATAATTTCTAATCCATAAGCTTTTGCTGCTTCATGCTCAATTTTACAACCCCGTGCATTTTCCCAGCCTTTGCAAAAATATGCTACATGGCAAAGGCTCATATTTTCCAAGGATTTAGCTAAAAAACACAAAGGAATTTGCACTACTCCTCGTTTTTTCATGTTTTCTTCATTATACCACTCGTCGGTAAATAGTGTGTTTATCACTTTATAACCTTTTGATTTTAATGCCTTAAGTGCTTTTCCTCTTGCAATTACAATCTCTTTATCCGCCAAACCATTCATAGGCTGACTAATCATTGCTTTTTTAATATCCATAAAATCATCCATCCTTTCTAATCAAGCCCACCATATAAAGATTTGGTTAATGATTTAGAATCAAATTCCGACAACGAACGCAATGCTTCGATTATTTTAATTTTTGTTTCTAAGCAAGGATAAAATCCATATTTAATATACTTAATCATACGGTCAAATGAACTTGCAAGGTAAAGTAAATTATCATCCGCAACTAATCTTTTTAAAGACAAATGCTCGAAAAAGTCTTTATGGTAATATACTTTGGTTTCCCAGCGAAAATCGATTTTGTTTTCCTCGAAAATTTTTTCGTTGCATATAGCAAATTTACAAATAGTAAAATCAAATTGGTTTAGTAAATCCGAGGGTGATTTAGAAAAATAAAAATTATTCAACTCTAATTTAATATCATAAAGATTGTCTTTATAACAGGTGACCTTATCTGTGGTGAAAACATGAGCATATCTTGTATTGGATTCAATAGAATTAATTGCTTTAGCGTAAGATTCGCCATCATGAAAAAATATATCAAGGTCTTTGATTTTTTCATGATTGAAAATATTTTTAAAACAACCACCAGCAATAATACTATTTGGAAAAAGATATTGGGACAAAAACGTAAGTTGAGAAAAATTTAATAAATTTGATTGTCTATATTCCATGAAATTAACCTCCTTTATTTTATGACACTATTATAAACTATTTCAAAGTAATTGTCAACATTTCATGCTTTATTATATGGATAAAATATATTTATTCTGGCAAGCTCCAATCTTCTTTTCTGACATCAAACGCATCGCCACACTCGATAATATCTGGATAGTTGTTTAAAGCTACCTTAATCGCCCATTTATCAATCTCATAAGCGTAATATTTCACATTTGTAAATCCCATTTTATCAAGGCAGTATCTTCCTGTTGCGATACCATCATACATCGATAAAACAATAATATCTTCGTTTTTTGGAACATCTTTTAATATGCCATTTAATATATGAATAATAACTTCTGCTGTCCAGCCGTTACCTAAACAGTTATATCTTTGAGTGTTACTAATTCCAGCAGTATAATGGTCGGGCATTGTCTGTAACCTTTCATATTCAACAGGAGTCAAATATCTTATCTTATCGTCTTGGTAAATTTTTTTAACCAAACCACCACCCTTTCCATCACAAGTCAATGTCGCACATTTTGTTTCTAATTTATGAACCTCATTTGAACTCCTATAACCATCAGGGTTGAGAGAACCGATGATTCTATCACTATCTACAAATTTTTGGATAGGCTTATTAATATAATATTTTTCATCCACTTCATTATATGGTAACACGATATCTTTTAATAGCTGACCTCTTTCGGAGGGTAAATCGACATTCCAATTGAACACATAAAACCTATCCCTATTTTGTGCAGATACCAAGTTGCTGTTAATTCTCATCAACTCACAGTTTAATTCTTGCCATATCTGTTCTTTTATCTCTTTACTTGCAGACCAGTTATTTTCATAAAGAAAGTAATTCGGCTGAAAATTTTTTTTTGCAATAACATAGTTTTTAAATAATTCCCAACCAATACCGCTTGCCTCTTTTTCTCTTTTATCTTTATTTTGAGCTATACTCCAATAGGTACAAGGCGAACCGCCGATTAATAATTTTATCATAATATCTCCCCTTTATTTTTTAAAATCTTCTGTTAATCCCACTATAACCGATGCCATTAAAAAAGCACCAGCACCTACTGAAAGAGGAATTAAAACCCCAACTAATAATATCCAAAGAAAAGTATCCATAATTATTGTTTTCCTCCTTTTTTTAACAATGTAAAACATTCCAAACTACTTTCGATTTTCTATTGTTAATTTTTATTTTTTATTATACCACTCTTTAAAATCTGGGAATTGACCTGTTTTAAACAGATCATCTAATTCTCTTGGTACATAATTGCACTTCTTAAAATTACGGTATTTATCAATAATCTTATAATATTTTTCATTATTAAGCAACTCGTCAATCCATTCTAATAATTGCATTTCTTGTTTGATAATTCGTCTTTGTGATAACAACTGACTGTAAAATATGTCATCTTTACATCTTTGACTTGCCGACCGTTTTCCTGCATTTATTTCTTTAAAATGATTATAGTCTGTAATAGCTCTTGATACTTTTGTTAGTTTATTATTTAATCTTTGGTATTCATTGTCTTTTTCTTCAATTGTTTTAATTAAAACATCTAAAATTTGATGCTTATCATAAGTCATATCAATATCAAAACATTGTTGATAAGGCTGATTTGCGGTTTCTTCGATATAATCAATTTGATTTTGAGAAATTTCGTTTTCAAATTTGATTATTTTCCAATTATCGGTTCTTTTAAAGCCACTTGGCAGATTAATTAAGATATTTTGAGCTTTAAGCGGTTTAAATTCTGTCGCTAATTCTTGTTTTGCGACTATCTCCAAAGAGTTTTTGCCCTGTTTAATGAACTTGGTTTCTGATAAGTTGCTAACAATACATTTTTCATTCATTTAATTTTCAACTCCTCGCGTATCAAATCTAAAATAAAATTATCAATTTCTCTACTTGGTGTGTCATAATCTATAGGGTAAAGAAACTTTAAAGAAAATGTCATTAAATGTTCCAGTAAGGAGTCAGCATAGGAATTTATATTTTTCGTTTTCTCTACATTTCTTAAACTCGTAAGTTCTGAAGGATTTTTCATCTTAGAAGCAAATGATTTTTTTCTGTAATCATAATCAGAACAATAATCGCCTATTAGATTATTTAATCTAACCAAGTGCATTAAATTTTTTCCATCTATTTCTTTACTCTTTTTAAAATTATTATAATAACTTTTTGCCTGACCTTTTAATGATTCTAAAGTTCTTCTTGGGTCAATATATTCAAAATCACTACTAAATAATTTTAAATTAATCCATTTAATATGGTAAGAGTTATTTTTAATGATATAAAAATTAGTATTTAATATTTTTAACATTTGAGGATTCCCATTAAGTAAACCTTTTCCAAAATCTCTTATGTCCATAACCGAAATAATTCCATACTGAGAGGTAATACTATGAGGATTTAACTTTAGATTTGATATTAACATATCTTTCGTGGGAATCAATAAAGCAACAGCATCTATATCACTTTCTTCTGTATCTAAATTATAATTTTGAGAGCCTTTTAAAAATACTCCAAATACTGTGTTACTTCTTTCTCTTTCAACAACCGAAATGTAGTGTGTTAAAATATTAAGGATATATTCTTCATCCATTATTCTTATGCTCCTCGATTAATTTTATTCTAAATTCATTTTTGCCTAAAATTGTTACAAACGTCTGTTGTCCAGTAAATTTGTCAGTTTTATAATCTTTTATATCAAAAAATCTTTTCGGCTCAACACAATATTGACTATAAGGTTTAATATTGTTTCTATTATCACGATAAATATACTTGTTATCTTCAAGCCATTTAATAAACTCTTTTTCTTTCACTTTGAGTTCTTTAGCTGTATCTCTAAAATTTGTTAATAAGTTTCTGTCACAGATTTCATCGTAAAACTGTGATTTTGGAAGCGTAGTTTGATTTTCTCGTTTTAGATTTTTATTTTCCTCTTGATATTCTTTTAAACTTGTTGCTAATTGAATAATAAAATCTGGATTTAAAATTGCTTTTTCTAAAGTATCGGGTGTCAAATATGCTCCATATTGTCTGATAGACGGTAATACATCTGCGGTAATCCAATGTTTAAATTTCTTTGCATTGGGCATTTTACTATACAATACCAAACTATAAAGACCCGATTCATTAATAATTGTTAAATTTTGATTTCCTCCAAGGGTGTCACATTTCGTTACCCCCTTATCTTCTTCGTCCACATGGTCACTAATAGCTTTTCTTGGATTGGAATACCCCAAAATTCCTGCGACATCTTTTGCAACAAAATAAATTTTACCGTCAATCTCCATTGTTCTTAAACTTCCGAACTCTTCATTTTCAAAAATTTTTAATTCATTCATTTTGACTCTCCTTTATTCTAAAAATTTAACACTAACAGCTTTTACAAGGCAATCTTCATAAGTGCCTATATTAAATATGTTGCCAATATAATAATTTCTTATTTCGGACTCCGTGCCGTTGATGTTTGTTATGATGCTATCTCCGTTATCGTATGTTACTTTAATTGTTCTCATTTTTTACCTCTCCCTTTGTTTTATTTTATGTGTTTATTATAGCATTACAAAAGGCGCACGTCAACACTTTTTATTTTATGAATACTATTAGATATTATTGTGCAAAGTCCATTATTTTAAATTTTAAGCCGTCTAATTTTATCCAATGATAATTTATACCTAAAGTTAATTTGCGTTGATTTTAGCCTTGATTTTGTGCGTTTAACATATTAAATCTTGAGCTTTAATTGACTTTCTTGAACCAATTTTCAATTCCCAATCTGAATTTTGATTTTCGTTTCCGTAAAGATTATGAATTGTCTTATTGAGATATTCGACCAATTCATCTTTGTACAATACATTTCTTGTTTTGTAAACCGTTTCGGATTTTAAATTTCCATTTTCAAATTCCATAACTTTTAAATGTCGCATTTTTAATTCTCTCTTTCTGATTTCAATTTTAAAATTCGATTTTGAATTTCATTTTTCGATTTTCGTTTTTAAATTTTAATTTCGATTTTAGATTTCGATTTTCATTTTTTAAATTTCGACTCTCATTTCATTAAAAACGGTTTCTTAAAACTACAATACCCATGTTCGTTTACATATAGAGGTTTTTCAAAATCTCTATCATCTTGCCTTAATGCCCATTTTTCAGAATACCAAATACCAAGATATTTTTTATTTCGTTGAAATCGTGGAATAGAAAGTCCTCTTTTATCCTCAAGTATTTTCTTACTGTCATATAAATAATACCATTTCCCATCTGATAATTGAACAGCTAATACTTTGCCATTTTCAACCATACAATTAAAATAACCTCCACCTAAATGATTACATTTTAAACTCATCATTTCCATAATTTCAAACACTCCTTTTGTTTTTTTTGATTTTATTTTTAACATAATCTTATTATAATTAAGCATAAGACAAAAGTCAATAATAATTTTAACAATTTATCTATATATTTGTTTATCAACAAAAGAAAATAAATTTATAGATAAATCAAGATAAAATAAAAAATCATAATAGTTTTCAAACTATCATGATTAAATAATAAACAATCTTTATATTAAATATTACAGTTAATATATTTATTTCCCCCGAAATTTTTTAATCTCGCTATTACCCCAAAATCCCCCCGAAAATTTTAGCCTCGCGATTACCCTCCATTCAACTTATCTTGATATTATTTACAAATTCTGACAATTCCCAAAAATTTACAATTACCAAATTTTTACAAATTGACAAGTTATTTTTATAATTACTATATCGGCTATAATATAATAATTATCAATTAGTTTTATAATATAAAATTTGCAAATACTGATTATTTATAAAGTTTATATTATAAAAAAGCATAATAAAAGGTATGACCTCCTAAAATTTCGCAGGTGCGGTACTTGCGCCGCACTTGACCTCTTCCAGTAATCGCCATACCATTGACAAGATCTGGAAACTCTATCCAGTCCGTCCATATTATTTTCATTATAAAGATTATATAATAAATTAAAGATCTTGTCAAGCGTTTATTTAAAAAAATATCATTAAATTTATATATATAACTATAAATAAAATTAATGTTTTACCCGATAAAAAGTATATAGTTTTCCGATCCTAAAGGATCGGAAATTGCAAACGTCTAAAATCAATTTTAAGCCGTCTAAAATGCCCATAAAGTATAAATACCCTTTAAAAAAAATATGCAGGCTTAAAACGCATTTTAGCGAAAAATACGGTATTTATCGCATTAAAACGCTTGTAAATATTGTAAAATGTTGCATAAATATTAATATTAATGTATAAATATGCGTAAAATGTAAAGTTTATTTTACAGATATAATATATTATGACACTGGACAAAATATATAAGTTTGGTTTATTTTAATGATAAAAAAAAGACTATGTAAAAAAGCTAAAAAGTCATTGACAAGTCTAACTGCATATGGTACTATATATATGTAGTCAAGAGACAGTGACTACAAAAATAAAAAAAAGGAGAGATAAAAAATGCATATGAAACAGCACAAAAACGGCGATGTAAGCTTTTGATTTAGTAGTGATTTGTGCGTGGCGATAAAATTTGCTGGACATGATACTGTAGATTACTTCGTTCGGTATGAAAAAGGGTGTTGGGTTGCACGTCCGATGACAAGCGGCGTTTTTAAGCATTGGTACTATGGTAAAAGTAACATTCTTTGGGATACCAAAGAGTACTGTAAAGTAAGTGATTTTGATTTTTTAAGCCAAGTAGAATTATTGAGAGATTTGTATTAATACTAAAAAAAGGGGGGGTTTTATAATGATTATAAACAAAAATAATCTTTTTTGTGATACAGACGCGGAAGAGGTAAAGATTTACAGCTATAGCACGCTTGTAGCTGTGGTGAAAAATGGTAAACTTATCAAAAAATGGAGCGGTCATTCGTCGACGACCACAAAACACATTAACCAGATTTTAGCAGAAATAAATATGCCAAAAATAACCAAAAAAGAATGGGAGGAATTACCATGCGAATAAATGGACGGAGTTTTCCAGAGATTGACAAAATGTTAAACTCTGGAAAAAAATTACAGTTAGAATATGACAAAAAAAGGCAGGAATTAAGATTTTTTGAAGTTTCTGTCAAAAAAATAAAGATTGAGGAGGAAGAAAAAAATGAAGTTTAAAACGACACAAAGGGAAATAAAGGCAAATTTTAGTAAAATTATCTGCGTTCCGTATTGCGAATTACAGTATTTGTTAAATTTTAAAAGTCCGATTGCGTATACAGTACGCCGCGAAGGTTGGGCGGCGGACATTTACGACATGGGATGCGGCGTTGCTATCGTAACTGGCTATGCGCCATTTGGGAAAATTTTTCCAAGTTATGAATTGCGGGAAAAATACGAAAAAGAAGCAAGAAAAATTTCCTATAATTGTAGTTATGAGGAAGGGCGCAAAGCATTGCAGGAGTTACAAAAAAATTTTATAGAAGAGGTACTGAAAAATGACTAAAAAAGAGTATTGTGAAAATAAAAAAAGTATTGCATACTATAGCGGGCTTAACGGACTGGAAATAAAAGGTATCGAGTATGGTATAAACGATTTTATTTACTGTATTTCTAATTGTTGGTACGGCGGAAAAAAAGCTCAAAGATACCATAAATGCAAGATTTATTATACAAATAATAATGCATATTTTTTTGTAGATAGATATAAAATTTTATTATCAGAATGTTTGAGAATGGAAGGATAACTAATGCGCGTAAAATATCTAAAAGTGGCAGATGGCAAAAAACACCACATTGAAAACTTCCCCTGCTGCCATGTAACAGGTAGCATAAAAGGGATGAAAAAATATTGTGAATATCCATTATTTGAAGTATAATATTAATTTATAACGCCTGCTAAAGGCGTTATTTTTTTTTATTGTATATAATTATCAAACTATTTATAACATTATAGAATTAATATTTATCCATTTATTCAATATTTTTTTTATATTTCATGATAACAATATTTTACATATCGTTTATATAGCGTATAACCTGCCTTAAAATCGATTGAAATATTTTAACATATATTTATATTAGGCGCAATTTATACATGGCGTGAAACGGATTTTAAAAGCTCGAAAAATCCCTTATTTATTGTATTTCACGGAATTGCATCGCATTTATTGATATTCGATATATTATTAATATTTATATTGATATAATATATTATTATATGTAATATAATATATTAGATTATATAATATTGATATTCTGTTTCACGTGAAACAATATGTTGATATTATATTAGTATATGATAGTCATACTATAGTATCAGTATAGTATATATATTAGATAGTTATATAGTGATATGTATATTATTATATATGATATGTAGTATAGTATATTATATATTAAGATAGTAATAATATTTGTATTTCATATTTATCTATTAGTATATGTTTGGTATATAATATAATATAGTAAATATGTGTATATATAGTATATCATATATAATATATATGTTATATAATACATTATATATAGTATATGACATATTGTATATATTGTATGGTATATTATGCATGAAACATGATATATAGTATATACTATATAGTGTATTATAACGAAATCGTATGGCACATTAAATAGTATTAGTATAGATTAATGCTGATATATATATTGAGTATTGGTATTTCTTATTCTTCATGCGTCCGATTACCATATAGGTAAACGCTCGTTCACCTATAACTAATAAGTACCATTTATTGGACTTAATGGATATATTTTACATATTTGTTAATATCTTACATTTATTGATATACTATTATTATATAAATATTATATATAATTACTATTCAATACATAATAACTATTATGTATTGTTTTAAAATCCCTTGTTTATGGTATTTTCTACCATATATGGGGGTATTTTCCAAAAATGCAAAATATTAACTTTTTGAAAACGTGAGTAGCTATTACATTCAACAAATGCTAATGAATATTAACCTAAATAATTATTAA